AGTCTCCATTCTCAATGATGCCTTCGCAGATGCTCTCAATCTCGCTGGTGACCTGTGAGAGCACCTGAGAGGAAATGAGTGTGATGAGTTGGGCGACAATGTCGCTGATGGCTGTTGCTGTGGTGGTGGTTGTTTCCATAACTCCATCGTAGGCGCTAGGGGGGGTCTCCATGGGGTAGGGGGTCGGCGCCGCATTTACTTGTACTGTGCAACTAGATGTTTCACGTGAAACATTCTCAGGGCTACCAAGTTCCACGTGCTCACGTGAGGGGGATGGGGGCAGGGTTTCACCACGTACACGTGCATTCAGTATTGCTACACGCTCAGTAGGCATCCATGCATCCAGCGTATCTATGCGTACGCCCACCATATCCTCGCCCACCTCTAGGAAGGTTCCCGACTGTAAAGCATTCGCCCATGCATATGACTCTTCAGCCTGACGGAGCATCTGCCCAGCCAATTCCATAGAGCCAGCATCAGCCAGTTTCCCAGCCACATCTAGGTAATACTCCCCAGCCACCCATACATGGTGACCTAGTGAGTATCCACCCATGTAGTAGTGGCGTGTCGTGTTGTGTGTTGTCGTGTCGTTGTTCATGTCTTCACCTTAGTCGTGTCGTGTCGTGTCCGTGGGGTAGGGGTGGCGTGTCGCCGCGCTAGTCCAGCAATCCCATGTACTCTAGGTCGTCCATCGTGGATGCATATCCATCTAGGTCGTCTCCCAGCAAGTCTGCCAATAGTCCACGTGCCTCTGCTCTGCTGTCTGCTGTGCAGTGGCTGGTCTCGTAGTCGGAGCCATCAAAGGCTTTGCACCCTTTGGCGCTGAAGTCTTTGGCGACTTTGGAGTAGGTGGTGCCCATCTCCTGTGCCACCTCATGGAGCGTTTCGTTCTCCCAAGGTTCTCCGCAATTCCTGCAATGTATGTCCATGTCGTTGTGCCCTTTCAGTTGGCGCTGGTTGATATCCACACCTTAGCCCACCCTCCCCACGTGCATGGGGTAGGGGGTGCTGTGTGGTGTGTCGTGTCGCTATCCGTACGTCACTTCACCGAGGATGGCGTACTGGAGCACCATGTCGCCGTCACTGGCGTCCATGTCATCCCAGCGTACCCACGGGCACTGCTTCAGGATAGCCTCCACACCTTTCACGATGTCATTGGCTGTTAGCGCCTTCATGATTACCTTGGCATCTTCATCCGTGTCATAGGTGTTGGGGTCAGCAATAGCCAACTTGACGTAGATAGCGTCAGGGTCATATGGGGTGATATCCCAATCACAGCCTGATGCATACATGGGGGCAGAGCGCCACCAGTCGTAGCCAGCCTCGTCCCAGCCTGAGCCAAGAACGCTACTCATGAGTTCCTGTGTGGGTACTGGCAATGCCAGTGTTGTGTGGTGTGTGGTGTGTTGTGTCGTTGTCATGGTCTCATCTTAGGGTGTGGTGTGTCGTTGCGTGGGGTAGGGGGTCAGATGTTGAAGAACACGTACCCGTTGGTCTCCCAGTAGTCATGCTGGAGGTCACGTGCATATGCTTCGTAGTCAATGTAATGCGCTAGGTGGTCGGGCACGTCCATCGTTTCGTCAAATAGGTGCTCTGCAAACTTCAGGAAGTTACGCCAGCATCCACGGTATGAGTCCATGAAACCTGACACCTCTGACTCATAGTCTTTGGTGATGTGATGGTTCTCACAATAGATAATGAATGCATCGTGGTCAATTCCGTGGTCAGTGCATAGCGCCTGTACCTCTTCGTTGTCAGCAATGTGAATGAATGTCTGTGTCGTTGTCATGGCTTCACTTTACCAGTCGGGGTAGTTGTGCGTGGGGTAGGGGTGCTGGGGTGTGTCGCCTTGCGATGTGCTTTCACGGTGCATTTGTGGCATGGTAAGACAGTGAAGTACCCTAGTGGGTCATGGTGTCCACAGGTGGCTGTGAGTTTCTTAGTCATGTGTGTCGTCCTCTGTTGTGTCGGGCACACCAGCGAGTTCTAGCGCCTCTTCGTGTGTCATGTCCATGTTGTTGATACGTGCAATGCCATAGGCGAGTACCCGTGACATTGCGTTGCTGAAGTCGTTGTCGTTGTTCATACAATCACCTTAGCCGTTGAGTCGCCTGTGCATGGGGTAGGGGGGTGAGCCTCCAGCCATTGGCACAGCCAGCGCACAGCATCGTCAGGGCAATCGTTGTATGTGTCGTAGTCAATGGGGTTGCCGTTGTCGTAGCGTGACCTGTCGCCGTCTAGTTCCCAGCGTGTCCCGTAGGTGGTGGTGGTGTCGTCATAATACTCATCAGCGTCTGCCACCTCTCCGATAGTCCAATGCTCTCCAGCGATAGTGGTATTGTAGGCACGTCCCATAGACCAGCCGTAACCAGCATTCTTATTGAGCGTGAATGTTACACGTTCGCCATTGCAGTAGTCGTAGATAATCTTGGGGGTTTGGGTCTTGTTCGTTGTCATATCTGTACCTTAGTCGTTGTCAGTTGTGTGCGTGGGATAGGGGGTCATGAGTATTGCACGTCACCAAAGAAACCGTACTGCCACACGTAGTTACGCTCATGTGAGTCTGACTCCATGCGTATGAGTTCTTGTGTCTCTTCCTGTGAGTGTGCCAGTGCATACAACCTGAGTCCACGTAGTAGTGTCTCTGTGTCGTATGTGAGAATGTCACCGTTCTCATACCTGAACCATAGGTCACCATCGCCTGTGGAGTTGTTGTGTGTGTCGTACTCCCCAGCCCAGTGGCGAGTACCATCGTTGTTCTTCATGAAGCGTACCCAGTCGCCTGTGACGATTAGGGAATACTCTATCTTTACTTCATAGCGTGTCATTGTCGTTGTCATACTCTTACCTTAGTTGTTGTAGTGGTCGTGCGTGGGGTAGGGGGGATAGTCGTATGTTTCACACTTCGTCTGCGTGACCATTGGTGGCTCTACCTGCCACCCTCGTATTATCTGACCATACTTGTCAGGCTGACACTTTATCCTCCCTGCCAGCAAATGGGATGTTAGGTGAATATCTCTCGTCACGCCCTAACGTATGACTTACTCAGGCGATATTCTGCCTGTACCTAGTTACCATACCTCCCACAACCTCTAGGTCGGCTGTGGGAGGTCTTAGGGGTTTGTATCGCCCTAAGAACTTTATTGGTCTTGGCATTGGTGCGTGGTGTACCTACTCAGCGCCGTCATGATGGAGTGTGCCTCTTGAATGTTTGTAGTGAAGAATGAGATGTCTGCCTTACCTATGTTGATAGTGACGATAGCAAAGTTGCCAAAGTCTCTAACGTCAGTAGAGATGTGTGATGTCTCCACGTCATGGAAAGATATTCCCGTTAGTCGTGGTGGTGTTGTTGTTGTTTCGTTGTTCATGTTCTTATCTTACTTTCTTGTTGTTGTCTGCGTGGGGTAGGGGGTCAGTAGAGACCTAGTTCCTCACGCTCTTCCTCTGATACGGCAGTCAGGGTAGTGTTACTGCCCATGCTGTCGTGGTGCGATAGGGAATACTCAATACGGTCATCGTATGGCGTGTAGCGCATCATCCAGTCGCTGTTCACGGTCATGCCAGCCACAATGTTCTGTGCCTCTACCCACGGTTTGTCTGTGGGTTGAACGTAGAAGTATCCGCTATGGTTACCATCCCATAGTCCTATGTTGGTCACTCTCCACCAGCCTGTGTCATTGCTGTTGAGAAACTTCTCATTGACGTTGTAGAAGTCATTGACGTTGTCCTCCCAACAATAGCCGTAACAACTTGTGTAGTCGGCTTCGTTGTCACACGTGCATTGGTTGGTCAGTTCGTATTTGGTTGTTATGTCGTTGCTCATAGTTCTACTTTAGTTGTTGTGGGTGGTGTGCATGGGGTAGGGGGTCACCACTTGCGTTGCCAGTCTTCGCCCATTTGTTCTGTGAGCATTTTCATCTCACGCTTGGTTACGCTTGACACGTCTTTCCAGTTGCTGAACGCACGTGTCATGCCCATTGCCAACCGACAAGCCAGTTCTGCCCAGTCTTCTAGCGTAGGCTCTTGTTCGTTCTCTTCTTCCTCAGCGTGTGAAGTCTCAATGAGCACGATGGATGTTAGGCACGATGGGCAATAACGTCCTCTTACACGCTCGCCCTCTTCATATGCCCAGCCAGTATCGTAGTCATAATGAGTCCACGTACGCTTTGTTAGTGGATGCTTTGCATCGTTGTCATAGTCGTTACAACCATCGCACTTGTCGTTGGTCTTGCCTGTCTCTGTTATTTGTGTCGTTGTCATAATGCCATCTTAGTTGTTAGAGGTGGTGTGCATGGGGTAGGGGTTAGAGGTGGTCACCGTCTTGGTCTGTGAAGATAAGGTCTTTCATACCGTTGCTACGAAAGTCGTCTTCTACCAATGTTTCCACGTACTCCATGACATCGTCATAAGTGACTTCAATGTCAGCATCACCTCTGTTGTCTTCGTGTATGGTGCGTACTATCTCTTCCACGTCATATGTGAACACACGCATGACGTTGATACGTGTAATTGGGTCTTGTGAGTTGGGGTTGATTATCGTTGTCATGGCTTTATCTTAGTCATTGTGATGTTGTTGCTAGGGGTAGGGGGTCATCGTAGAACCTGCCTTGCTTCGTGTAGTCCACGTTGCCTAGGTTATTTATCTTGATAGCAAGGTCATACTGTGTGTATGTGATGTCGTTGTATGTGAGGTGTTGCTTAGGCGCTACGAACGCTGGGGAACATGGGCAACGGCAGTATGCGTATTGGTTCCATTGCATCCTAGAACCGTCAAATGCTAGTCCTGCTTCAGCAAGGATGCGTAGTGCGTGTTTCTTGTACTCAACATAGGGACGGCGTGTGCGATTATTGAGATTATCTAAGACAGTCTCTACGCCTTCGTCACCCCACACAGAGATACGTGGGCGTACGTTCATGCGAAAGGATGTTGTGTGCCTAGACCACGTGCGTGGTTGAATGTGGATAGTTCCACTTGGTGTTGTAATTGTTATGTCGTTGTTGCTCATGACTTCACCTTAGCCCACCACGTGCGCTTGCTAGGGGTAGGGGTGTTGTACTTGGTGATGGATGTTCCTGTAAGAGCGCCTAACTCAACAATAATAGAGTCGTTACCACACTCATACCATTCGTCCAATAGTTTCTGTTCATAGTCATCTAGTGTGTCGGTGTCTACCACAACTACTTGTGGGTCATAGTTGAGGACTGTGCCTGTCACCATGTCAATAATAATAATGTCGCTCATTCGTAGTCCTCTACAATTAGGTGTCCTGCATCGTTTCCCTCTTGGTCTGAACTGACGATGGCGTATGTGTTGTCTGTGAACTCAATAACGATGGTATTGACGTAAGCATTGTTGTGTGCACGTTGGTACCAGCCCATGCCATTGACTTCTTCTTCTACCATGTGGCGAACTCTCTTGATGGTCTTACCAGCGAGTCCCCGTATGGTTGGGTTGAAGTGTTCTATGTGTTTCAGTGTGTTCATGTTGTTGCCTTTGTGTTGAGATAGGTGTGGAGTCTTCGCCTGTCAGCCAGTTTCTCCACTCCCACATCTTAGTTGTTTGGGTGTCTCTCCTAGGGGTAGGGGGTCACCACGATGACTGGTAAGAGAACTCCCAAGCCCATCCACTAGTGTCTGACAGAGTAGGGTCATTCAATAGTTGTTCAAGGGTAAGAGCCGTGTAGAGAACGTCATTGTAGTAATGTTCATCAAAACTGGTATCACCAAAGAAGAAACCTGATGTAGTTGGTAACACTTCTTCTGCAAAGTCATTGTCACGCTTTGCGTACACTTGCCTGCAAAGGTCTAGCAATGTTTCTAGGTTCTCTTTGCTAACGTAATATGAACGGCAGTCGTCCTCGCCACCCTGCACGTTGTTCACAAACCAGTTGTGGATTTGGTTTGCTTTGCGCCACTGTCCTACCTTGATAGTGACTTCAGCAGATGGCATATTGTCAGTAATAAATAAATGTGAAACTTTCAATGCTTTTGCTATCTCAGCAAAAGTGTTCTTGTCTGTGTCGTTGCTGTGGTCTGCGCCTGAAACGTATTTCTTAGCGGAGAGGTATTGGTCTAATCCCATGTCGTTGTCCTTTTGTTGTGGTTGTTATTAGTTATCTTAGTTGTCGGGTTGGTCGTGCGTGGGGTAGGGGGTCACTAACACTACGTCTGTTTCTAGGTGTGACTCCTTTGTGTCCACGCACCATGACTGGTTGGTCTCAAATAGAGCACGTGCTGTGTCCTCATCCTCTGCATCTACTTCGTGTATGTGCTGTGTAATCAGGATATGTGTCATTGTGTATGTAGGCATTACTTTGTTTCCATTACTGTGTCAATAACTATTTGACATACTTTGTCTAATACGTCTTCAGGCATGCCATCTAAGTACGCAAGGAGGTTATCTTGTAACCGTTGTCTTAGTTCTTCGGTATCATCAGTAGACACGTAAGCATCTACTTGTATTTCTACATAGTCAGTCCATGGCTCACTGGTCACGAAGTAACCAATGCGATTTACATATGCCATTCCAGCAACAATAAATGTTCCCTCATCACCATCTACCCACGTCCATACGTTGTTGGCGGGTTGTTGGCGAACGAAGTCCTCTTCGGCACCAAAGGTCTCATACATAATGCCATTCCATGATGCGTTAGCGTCTAGGTGGTTGGTAATGGGCTTGTATTGTGCTTCCCATTGGTCTTCAGTAATTTGTGTGTCGTTCATGTTCTTATCTTAGTTTGGTGTGTGTATCTGCGTGGGGTAGGGGTAAGACCTCTGAGGAATGCTCCGCTACTACCATAGGGCAACGACGAACTATGGGAGCGAAGCATCCCTCACAGGACTCACCATTCATAACGGCGAATAGTGTTCATCAGTAATGCACCAATGAAGCATAGGAAGAGACCAAACACACCCCACCATATGGAGGCTTTCTCAATGGTGAAACCCAGTGCAATGCCTATGGTGTAAAGAACAACAATGGTTTTCTTCTTGGCACGTGTCCACTTAGCCCAGTTAGTAACGTGCATTAGAAATCAGCCTCTACTAACTCATAGCCCATAGGGAAGTCAATGTACCATTCATCTGATACAGAGAACGTGGGGTTTTTTAGTATCTGCCCAAGTGTAAGAGCCTTTAGAAGAGCCTCTTGTTCGTTGTTGTCAAAATAGAAGAAGATGCTGTCATCTTCTACGCCGTATGAGTCATGCTTTATGTCTGTCTCATAATCGTATGTGCCAAACGAAATGTAAAAGTATTCAGGGTCTTCATTGCCCCAAATAACATGGCAGTTTATTCCTTTGTAATTCATTGTGTTACCTCTACATGTACTCTACTGCGTAGCATTGTTGTGCGTGGGGTAGGGGGGTTTGTTGGGCGTGTAGCACGTACAACATGAAACCCCTGACCCCATTGAGTGTCGTCTTCTGCAATTACTTCGTTGTACTCCACTACTTTCCCATCTTCGTGGTCAATGAACACCATAAGGTCACCATTACGGTCAAGGTGTACGCCAATGTACCAATCGTCAATGTGCATGTACGTGGTGTCATTCTTTTGGATAATGTTGTTATTCACTGTATTCCACAACTTCCCATGGGCTGTCCCATCCTACGGAACCATCACAGTCTTCTGACTTCAGTTGGTCATCGTCATAGGAGTGGTAGATGTTCTCTGCCTCTTCTGCTGACTCTGCCTCAATCACATACATGTGACTAACATTCTCTGTTACATAAACTGCATATTGCTTTTTCATTAGAAATCCATTTCTTCGGGTGGGTGTAGTTTGTCTGCATAACGCTCTAGGTTCCATTCGTATTGACCTGATGCCATGTAGTGTTGTTCGGTTGCTGTTTCGTCATCTTCTTTCCACGAAAGATAATCCATCTTGTAATCGTGTGAAGCACCGTATTGTTCTTCTACGTCTGCCAACATGTTGGCGTAGTCTTGTTCATCTTGTTCTGACATTAGTTGTTCCAGTCTGCTGGAAAGGAGATGGGTATTTCATATTCCTCATCGTAGTTGGGTACACCATTGACTACGGGATAGGCAAGGCAAACAATGTTTGTAAGGTTACGGCTCACGTAGTTGAGGTCTACCCTGTCACCAAAGGCATGCCAATGGTCAAGTTCATCGTAGCCGTGGTCTAGGTAAGTCTCTGCCTCTTTACGGTACTCATCCAGCATGGGTTGTAATTTTTCCTTGATAGCATGCTCAATCGCAAATGAAGTAATCTGCTCAAGGTTGCGCTGGATGTAATGGAATGTGTCTGTGTATTCTTGTGGGGTCATGTCATTATCTTAGTTCTTAGAGGGTCTTTGCTAGGGGTAGGGGGGCATTCATTGCGTGGCGTACTTGTGCTTCACAATCATCTACCAGTATTGTGTACCTTTCGTTCATGACGTCCATGAGGTCATCATCTGCTGTTTCTTCGGGGATAGAGATGTCTTCACGTTCTACATGAGCCTGAATACCATTTAGATATCCAGCACATCCCACAAAGCCCATGCCCATCTCTTCATATGTGATAATAAATGTAAGTTCAGGGAACATAACTGAAATGGACTCAAAACCTACTAGTGGTGGTGCCCATGCAGTATCAAATCTAAAAAACACGTAACCCTTATCACGAATAACAAGAGTAGTATCACTATCTTGCCATTTGGTTCCCCAGTTAGATATGTTCCAGTTGTACCAACCATCGTCACCGAGGTCTGTGGGTGTGGGTAGTAGCGTGTTGAGAATTGAGTAAGTGTCGTCACCCTCTGTCGTTACTTTGTTGATGAAGTCTTGTACTTCTTGGTCGTCTCCCTCTACAGAGAGACAGTTGTTTGTCCAGTTTGGCATGTTGTTATTTCCTTGTTTCTTTTATTTTCTCTACAACGTGTAGAGCATCATTTATGTGTTCCCACAATGCATCTGTGTCATTAGGTGTATTGTACGTATTTGCTTGTTTATGGGTGTAGGTAACTGACTCTAATGCCTCTAGTGCTCTTAGGATTTCAGGTAGACCTACGTATTCGTCAATCGTGAATGTGTTGCTTTTCATAACCCCACTGTAGTATTGGCACCCCACCTCCATGGGGTACCCCCCCCTACCCCATGGACAACACCACTAAGAACTAAGGTATCGGCATGAACGGAATTACACCAAGGCAACAACGTGACATACATGATGCGTTAGAACAACGTACCAGCCCACTAGAAATGGTTGGGTGCATTGACAACTGGATTAGCGCAATGGAATTAGAGAAACTGACATTCAAGTCAGCATCCTCATTGCTTGATTACTTGGCATATCTGCCAGTAGAGCGCACACCTGCGCTAGCGCACATCCCTGAAGAAGTCACACGCATTATTGTGAACACTGCCAAAGGTAAATGCCATCTCTGTGATGAAGTAGTCCTTGCTGGTGCAGGGCACAAGGTCTTTCTAAAGGGTGCGTGGCGTACATTTCATGCCGTTGATAAGTGCTCTGCCGTAACTGTCGTACCTGACGTTACGTATTCTTCAGCGTTGCGTTCTGCACTTGATGAGTTCGTACAAACGTTAGACAAAGTGGTGCCACCGATTATCCCTGACGGAGGTTTATTTACTTTGTCAAATGCCAAGGATTTTGACCTTGATTTTGACCTACAACTACCTCTCCTTGGTTATCAGAAGTCAGCCATTGAGTTCGTTCGCCGTACACGCCGTACGTTGGTATGTCAGGACATGGGTCTTGGTAAAACGCCCATCGGCATTGCTGTAGCGCATATGGCTGTCAAGGAAGGTCACAAGGTGATGGTATCCGTACCACCAAACCTCGTGTACCAATGGAAAGCAGAACTAAAGAGGTTTGCTCCTTGGCTCAAGGTGTCATCCATCAAGGGTCGTAAGCCATACAAGTTGCCAAAATGTGACGTGCTGTTAGTGCCCGACTCCATCATTGAGGCTTGGCAGAATGTCCTTGCTGGCAAGTTCACCAGCCTTGTCGTTGATGAGGCTCACCGTTTCAAGACTGAGAACAGCAATCGCACTAAAGGCTTGTCCCGTATTGCTACACAGGTTCCCAAGGATGGTTACTGCGTGTTGCTGTCGGGAACCATCATTCCTAACCGTCCGTCTGAGTTTATTTCTCCGTTGAAGATTATCGGCAGGCTTGACCCAGTGTTCGGTACTAAGAGACAGTTCCTTACCCGTTACTGTGATTACAAGATGGTCAATGGGTTTCCTAACACCAGTGGAGCCTCTAACACATCAGAACTAAATGAGATACTGCGCTCCACCGTCTACACACGTACACGCAAGGTGGATGTACTGGAAGACCTTCCCCCCAAAAGACGTGCCCAGTTAGACGTTGAGTTGTCTGAGGCATCTATGAACAAGTATCGCAAGGCTGAGGAAGATTTCCTTGCTTGGGTGATGGAGAACTATGGCAATGATGCGTACATGGCAGCGAGCAAGGCTCCCGTCATTACAGAGATAAATAAACTTAGGCAGTTGCTTGGTGAAGCAAAGGTAGAGCCAGCATGTGCTCACATCCGTTCATTGCTGGAGGCAGGAGAGCAAGTCATTGCATTTGCGTACCACACCAATGTAATCAACGCCATCAAGGAGCACTTCAAGAACGATGGAGTTGTCGTAGTTGCTGGTGGCATGACTGCTGAAACAAAGAACAACGCTGTCAATAAGTTCACCAGTGGAGAGGCTCGGTTGTTCATTGGACAATACGATGCATCAAGCGTAGGACTCAACCTTCAAGTCGCCAGCCACGTGGTCATGGTTGAAATACCATGGTCGCCCAGCGTTGGTGCACAGGCAGAGGACAGGGCATGGCGCTATGGCGTCAAGAATGCCGTAGTCGCTTGGTGGCTGACAGCCATTGACACTGAGTCACCAACCATTGACGCTCGTATGTGGGCAATCTGCAATGCTAAACAAGAAACTATCTCTGCTTGCCTTGATGGTTGGGGAGAGGACATGAACGCTGAGGCAGGTAGTGTGACAGCCCTTCTACTTTCGGAGATGATGGGGTGACCCCCCCCCTACCCCATGCAGACACCACTCAACAAGTAAAGTAATAATAACAGGGGCAACGCCCCACAAACATAAGGAATATGAAATGAGCAAAGAGTCATCACGTACGCTAAATACAATGACACTAATCGGCAATGTAGCCAAGCGTGGATACAACGCATGGCATTATCGTGCAGAGTCCCAAGGCGATGAGCCAAACCACTATGACGGAGCAATCCCCATTGAAGATGTTGAGCGCCGCCTCTTCTTTTGGAACGCCGTTGAAACACCAATCTACATTGCACTCCATGACGCTGATGGAAACATCATTCGTTACGTTGAACAGACTGACCGTAAGGCAATCATGCGTGATGACAACAACCACGTAATGGGAGTCTTCAAGGAGAACTATGCCATCCACCAGTACCGTCACACACTGCTTGACAATGTCAGCAACATCATTGACGACAACCAGTTGGTCGTAGACTCTGCTGGATGCTTACGTGAAGGTGGCATCGCTTGGGTAGCAGTATCCATGCCTGACAACATTCAGACCACTGCTGGTTTCCCTGTACGTCCAATCTTGTTGGCAACCACCAGCCACAACGGAACCATTTCCACCACGTACAAGCAGGTGTACAACGCCCCAGTATGTGACAACACCTTGTTTGCAGGACTTGCTACAGATGGTGCACAGTTCAAGGCTCGCCATAGTAAGAACAGCAACATGCAACTCCAATCCATTCGTCAGGCATTGGACATCATGTTCACTATGACTGAAGACATCATTGCAGAGATTGAGCGTTTGTCTAACACCAGCGTAAATAGCAATGAGTGGGATGCCATTGTCAATCGCCTTGCACCTGTCGGTGAAGAAGGAACGGTTTGTCAGTCTGCTATCTCACGGATGCAGAACAAGCAAGACATTCTTCGCACCATGTACAACTCTGACCCAATGGTTGCACCATGGCAGGGAACAGCACTGGGAGTCGTGCAGGTCTTCAATACCTACCAGCACCACATTGCTGGTAACAACAAGACACGTTCAGAACGTAATGCCATGAACTCCATCAACGGAAGAATAGAGCAGGCTGATGCCCACGTAATGAGTGTGCTCAATGAACTGGTGTTGTTGTGACCCTTAGCAAGGGTGTGACCATAGCGGTAGGGGAAGGGGAGGCGGAAACCGCCGTCTCTTTCCCTAACCTTCGGCATGTCATGAGTACAGGGTGGAGGGAGTACGCCAACTGCGGGAAACTACCCAAGAACGTCTTTTTTGATTACAACTCAGTAGGACTCAAAAAGGGAGAGAAGAAAGAACGTATTAGTACAGCAATGAATGCCTGTAAGAATTGTACTGTTAGTAAGCAATGCTATGAGTTTGCTGTTCTCAACAATGAACCGCATGGTATTTGGGCAGGAACCTTTCCCTCCGATAGACGCAAACTCTTTGCAGAGTTCAAGAAGACAGGGAGTTTAGAACTTCTAACAGTTGTTTAGTACCAACCCCGATGTCCCTCTTCCATGAGGCTTCACGCAATGCGGAGCCTTCGGAGGAACGGATGTCGGGGTTTTTTAGTGCCCGTAAATGAGACAACCATTGCTTCGGTTTCTTTGCGGTACGACCAATGCCCCACTCCTCACAAAGTTTGTGATACGCAGGAAGGTCAGAACCGACCCAAGGGATACCAGAGGCAGAGTATTCAAGAAGTTTGATGTCAGACTTAGCGTGGTTGAATGGCATGTCGCTAAGTGGAGCCACACCCACTTCCATTCTTAGTAACTCTGGGTAACGCTCTGGGTCAAGCGCTGGGTAACGTTCTACAGACTCTTCAAGAACGCCCCACTTGCTTGCTACTGATGGTGCTCCTATGTGATATCCAGCATGCATCAAAAGTATCTCATTGTTGTCATACAGTGGTTTCATAATGCCAGAAAGTATCTCAAGGTCGTTACTTCGGTGATTTGTTGAACCTACCCAACCAACCACTGGAAGCGTGGTGTCGCTATGTTGAACGGGTGTAAATCGTGCCACGTCCACGGTGTTTTCAATAACCAAAATAGGACAACGTACAAAGGCAGAGATGCGTTCAGCCAAATAGTTGGTAGACACAGTTACAAGGTTGCTGGCACTAAGAACGCCTTTGTAGTGGTTGATGTTCTCATTAGGGTTAGTCTTTGGGTGTGAGGATGCATAAGCGCCATTGCTAGGGTGCAACCCCCAGTACCAGTCGTCAAGGTCGTTGATAATGACCTGTCCGTACGCCTGAGCCTCTTTTATGTGTGTAGCCAAAGTAGCATGCATAAGTCGTTGCATGTAAATAATGTCTACGTCTTGATAGTTGTGTTCACCAATACCATCACTAGTGTCAATGGAAAAGTGTGTACGGTTCCATACCAATGTGCCCATACAAACTTCAATGCCTTCATTGGCAATCTTGTCCATGTATTGACCAAGGCGAACCCAACCAGCGCCACCCCAATGGGTAACGCCATCTTGTGACCTACTCGCTGGTACTCGGTCTCCGCTTGCTATTCCCAGTTTCATTTTGTACTTCCAATTCTATTGCTCTGTTGGCTTTTTTTTGGCACTTGTGTATGGGTGGTGATACCAAAGTGATACCAGTGGAGATACTTACTCCACATGCTTTGCATGCATACTTTATTTCTTGTGACATGTCGTCATTGTAGTGGCATTTTCAGGTACTTGTCCAGCATGTCTGTTGCATGCACAGTTTGTTGGGTGTATTCAATACGTAATGGTTTACGTGTCTTCCAGTTCACACAGTCCCTGCCCCAGTTACTGGAGTCACGCCATCCAATAGCAGGGCGAAAGAATGGTCTGTTGTTCAACTTGTCATCAAGTGTCTTGAATACATTCTTGGTTTGGTATCCAAAGAATGCCAAACGATTAGCAACAATAATTTGTTCTTCTTTGGTTGCATTCTTAGGGGAGTGTGAGAACTCTCTACCTCCAAAGCCTTGCCACGCTGATTGCGCCATACCAAGTCCACCTGCATAGTAACCACCATCTTTCCAGTTGTGGTTAGTCTCACACCAAGACACTGCTTCCCAAAACTTAATGGAGCCAGCCTTTCCTGTTTTGAACTGTGCTCTTAGTTCGGGGTGCATCATGTTGGTTGACATACTGTGCACTTTAGGAACTGTGATTACAACTGTCGTTGTACTCGCCTCTGGCTCATCACCTCCTGTCGTTATGGCACCAAAGAAGGTGGTAGCGGAAAGGGTAATTGCTGTAATGAGGCGATAAATCATCTGTCTCCAATGTTTGTCCAATAATGCAAAGAACCCATACCAAGAGAGCACTAGGTGCTCGGGGGTAAAGCCTTGGTATGGGTCTCTAGTTACATTTTACACGCAATCAGGTTGAAAGCAAGTTGAAACGCAACATTTCTAAATCTTGAACAGGTTCACCATGCTTTGGAATGACGTTTATGTTGATTTTATTTGTGGGTTGATTATGCCCGTCAATACAATCAGAACAGCGACACCCTTGTCGGTATCTAATCCATGAACCATGCTGTTTTATTGCTGATGGCTTTGGATTAGTAGTAACAATAACTGTTCGCTCTTGTGGAGTGAGACCACCCCACATGCCCCATTTCTCGTCAATGCCTGCGTCTAAGCACTTATCCCATACAGGGCAACGATGGCACACCTCACGTCCAATAGCGTAATAGTTATCGGGAACGTCAGTATCTAATGGTGGATACCAGAAGTCGTTTCTACGTTTGCGGCAAGATGCCTCTTCCATCCACAGGTGTAATTGCATTACAAATCCATTTTGCCTTCTCTAGCAATTCTAAGAACCGCTTCAGTGCTGTCTTCAACAGCAACCAGTATTTGTTCATAACGTTTCTTGAGTGCTTCATAGTCTGCTTTGAGTTGTGCGTAATCTTCATTTGTTGTGTAGCCCATCGCACGTGCGTAGGCTTGTTTTGTTTCTTCAGTGTCCACTAGGTTTGTACATTTGTTCAGCACACTCCCAACCACATCCTGCGTATCCAGCAATGTCTAACCAATGGTCTTGCTTTTCAGGGGACTGTGCTAAACGAGATACCTTTACAAGCAACATCATGACAGCAACATCATGTGGGTCAAGAAATACTTCTCCACCAGTATTACGTGTAATAACAATACGGCGTAAGTAGGCTTCCCACATAGAGGCTGTAAGTGAGAAGTCGTCAATGGGGTCGCCATATTGAACGTTACGGTCTCCGTCAATTAGGTTAGAAGCATCTACCAACAGTTTTGCTCGTGAAGATGTAGTCATTAGTTTCGCCAAACCCCATCGTCTTTTGTTGGGTACGTCCAAATTGGTTCTGGTTTCTTATGAGGTTCTACTGGGTACCGTTCATGCAATTTTTTCATGTATGGAGATGGCTTTTCTTCTTTGTAGTACGTTGCTAATTTCTTAGACATAGAAGTCTTTTCAGTTTTCTTTACAAGGTTGTAACCACGTATGAGGGATACTAATTCAGACAAGTTATTTACACGTGTTGCGTCTTCTTTATGTGTGTTCCATGCACGAGTCATAAGAACAGGAATGATGTCATTCTTTTCTGCTTCATCGTAATACTGGACATGGTCGTCAATAATAAGTGCTTGACCTTTTGCAATCTTTGTGAGAAAGCCTTTTGTGGGGTTAAAGTGCAGACTGTCAGCAACCAAACCTTGTGCAGTCAGCCACTTAGCCGTTTGCTCCCATGCGGCTTGAGGACGTGCGGTGAGGACGTGGATTTTGATACCCATAGCACGTAGTTCATTCCATGCATCTGTTACCCCTGCGTAGGGTTTTTGAGAAGAGAACACTTCGTAGTTTGTAGCGGCGTCTTCTACCCATTCATGAAATGTGTGTTCATCCATGTCCCAGTCTTCATAGAAATGCCAACTTGTTGGCTCAGGAAGAAACAACTTTCCTTGACGTTCAGCACAATAACTTTTGAAAGCATTGACAAAGGGGTAAACAACCCCATCCATGTCCATGCCAATGTCGGTAATCATTTCACCCATTTTTGGTTCTCCATTGTCCATTCCACTGCTTTTGTCAGTGCCTCTTCAAGGCTGTACGGAGGTTTCCATCCAGCGTTCATAATTTTGCTGTTGTCCAGTGCGTAACGGTGGTCATGACCTGGGCGACTTGAGTGGTAATCAACGTTCTCATGATTAATGTTTTTAACACCAAGTGTTTTGGCAATTTCATATGTCATTTCTAGTACGTTGCGTTCTTCACCAGCCACGTGCCAACGATTTGGAAGTTGAGGAAAGACAGGGCTGGTTCCGTATACGTAAGGGGTTGTTTCACGCAAGAGCCAAAGCAAAGCATCAGCATGGTTACGAGCATGTAGCCAATGTCGTGATGAATACACAAACCCATGTTTTGCTTCCCGACCATGCAAAATAACTTTGTCTCCTGCAAGTAGTGCCTTCATGGTCTTAGGAACAAACTTCTCAATGTCTTGACGTTCCCCATACAAGTTCATAGTGTTAGTAATAGTCAGGGGGAGACCGTATGTGCGCCAGTAAGAGATAGCAACAGCCTCTTGCCCAACCTTGCTAGCCGCATATGGGTTAGATGGAAGCATGGGGTCAATCCACTCACGGTGTGCGTAACCTTCAGGGGCAGGACCATACACCTCATCAGTAGAAATCTGAATAAAGTGTTCTAGGTTGTCTTGGTGACGTGCCCACTCCACAAGGTTGGTGGTTGCCATGATGTTGTTCAAAATAAAAGGAACTGGATTGGTAATTGACCTATCCACATGCGACTCAGCCGCAAGGTGTAGAACATAATTTACATCAGGGGTGTTTGGAGGCATCGGGGAGCGTAGGTCATGCCACATAATGTGAACACGCTTGGGGTCATACCCATTGATGTCCGTTAAGCGGTCAACCCGTCCTGCATAGGTAAGGGAATCAACTATCGTGATTTCCCAATCGGTGTTGACGAGGAGGTGTTCAATAAGATGGTGACCTGCAAAACCACAACCGCCAGTTACTAGTACATGTTTAGACATGTACGGAGTCTATGTCCTTATTTGGGGACTTGTCAACTCTCTTCAGATAAATCAATTATGTCTGCGTAAAGGGCGTCGGTTTGTCCACTGTCAAATCCACCGTTGGGGAGTTGGCGAGCATGCTCCCCAGCCTTTTGTCCAAACAGTCGGGACAGTACGCCACTGGAGCCACTTGCTTCTACCTTGAGACTGACCATCTCTCGGTTGTCTGAGATGTTTCGCATCTTCTCTACAAGGGCAAACACTCTGTCCATTTCAGCCGACAGAGACGGGTCAAGACCTTGCCCTTCCATCTCTTCAGCAAACCTAGCGAACATCACACGACCCACTTGCATCTCTACAAGCGCCCTCATTGCGGCACTAAGTTGGTCTTTAGTCCGAATCTCAATCGGCAAAGAAAACGCACACTCAGTATTTTCTTGAAATGAGGGACAACGTGAGGATAAGTAGCAATTATTACACTGTCGTAAAGGGTTCGCATTGTACCTAAGCAGGGGGGTTATTTCAGGGGCAATTTCAATAGATTCCCCTTCTCTATCAAGGCTTTGCGACCCCATAGAGGTAATGTTCTCTACACCCATTACTGGTAGCAATACACGGTTACCCTCGTGCCGCTTCTCAGGCACGTTGGTAGCAATACTTGTACCCCTAGGAACCACGTTTCCTGCATCAGGGGTATTAGGGTTGGTAGCAATTATGTCCCCGTTTTTAGGGGTACCAAATTCTTGCTCATCATCGTCTTGCATGTGGTCATAGCCCCCAAATGTTTTAGTTTCCCATTGCTTCCAAGACTCAATAGCAAGCGAACCAACGGCAGACACTTCGTCTTCCATGACTGCGTCAATGTCAATACCAAGGCGAATAATATCGGCACGATGTTTCTTACGAGCAGAGTCTTTTTGTTGTGCTGGGTACCTGCGTAGCCCATGCCCATCCCACACCTGTGTCTCGCCATAGCGGATGACAGACGTCCATGAGACCACCACAACGGAGTCCCAAGCAATGCTTTCAATCAAGTCAGGCTTAGATGTGAGACCAATGAGGTGGGTGCCCCATCGGGTTGACAACTGCTTGATTCGGTTTAGGTTCTTACCGTTAATAGCCTTGTCAGAGATAGCAACCTTGCCATGTCGCTGGCACAACCATGCCAACCTCTCAAGGTCTTCGGGGTCATTCCAGATAGGAACGTACTTTTCTCCAAGCCATGCACCATCGTACTGGGGCTGTCCAATGACAATACTGAGGTTGTCAGCATGCTGACGAATAAAAGTATCGTACTTAGCGATGTCTTCGTCTGTCTCAGAAACATAAAGAAGAACCTCTCCACCATTGAACATGGTGCCAAGGTCTTGTTCTTTTTTCTTTGGGACAGGGAGATGAGTCAGATTGATACCAAAACGAGTTACCCCTGCGGATAACAGCATGTTTCGGTAAGAGCCTTTCTCAGCACCACCAAAGTATATTTTCATTCCCAGCCAACTCTGCGCCACACCGAAGGGGAGTGGTTCTGCTCTACAAGTAGGCGTTCAAGGTCATCGGCGTATAGGCGAACCATGGAGAAACAAGGCATCTCACCATTCTCTTCGCACCATGCGTCTTCATCTTCTGTGCTTGGGTATCCATCGTGTTCTACACATATAGGTGGACCACAGAAACTCTTATCCATCCCAATTTGATACCATTCTTCAAACGTCATGTCACTCAATGTCGCCCCAACTTCTTTCTTTTTTAGCCATTTCTTGCTTATTGATTTCTTCTACAAGCGTATCCCAACCTTTGATTTCCCGACCTTTATCCCATTCAGGACGAATGGTATGTGGAATGGTCATTAAAAGTGTAGGTATGCCGTAGCGAGCCACTTTAGCAATAGATTCAGGGTTGGTGTCAATGAACCAATGAGGTTTTCCAAATACTGACGCAAGAGCCATGACTCGGTCATACACAACTTCAGAACTCTTCTCGCTAGAAATATCTACAGAAGTTGCTTTAAACCCTTCACGCTTTAACCATTCTTTAAGAATTTCTTCACCGTTAATACCATCCCGAGGGATGCCATCTGCAATAACCACAATGCGCCCATGGTAATGAGGAAATAAAGCACTCCACAAACGACGTGTTTCAGGACGGGGTTGTCTTGCGCCCAATGACTCTGCTGGGCTAGCAAGAGTATCAAAGGTAATAAAAATCATTGGTCGTAAAGCCCCATAGCCTTACGTTCAATGTGTGCAACGTGTGCACCAGCAGGGCAATACATGCAGAGATACTGGCGCTTCTCTGGCGGAACACCAATCTTGCGACCAATAGTTTTAGCCTCAATGCACCAATCAGGGCAACCATCACTAGGGCGATTGTGCTGGTTAAAACATTTCAGGGCTTCAACCTTTAAGTCATCACGGTAATCTTTGATGTACACGTCATGGTCAGACAACTCTTTTGTAAGTGCTGACTCCATATCCAATTTACTAGCCGTCTCTGGGTCTGTTCGGTAGATGGTTGCACGACATTTATCTGAGTCAGGGAACTGAGCATTGTGACGATTGCACAACTCAATAAGTTCTTGGTCATACTCAGGTGGTCCATCATAAGGACGCATCTTGTACATAACACCATGATGTTTGCAAACGAGGATACGGTCAAAACCTGTTTCAGCCATTTTATACTCCTTGGTAGGCTCTCAGCCTACAGGACAATTAAGTAGGTTGTCTAGTACCCTCGTGGTGGGTCATCAGGGTGGTCAAACAAATAAGAATTCCTGCCATCATCATTGCCCCATTCTTCTCGTGGGCTTGTCACATTCCAGGCACGTTGGTACCTTTCTTCAGCAATACCATCTACAATACCGTGACGATTTTTAACAACATCTGAAATCAATGGTGTTGCGTTAGAACCACCACGACCTCTTCCCACACCAGCACGGTGTGAATCAATCAAATTTTGAGCAGTTTCTTCACGGTATTCTTCTGGAATAGCGCCACCTAAAAATTTAGGGTCATAACCCATTTTGTACGCAAGCATTTGAGAAATGCGTGGCGTTGCTTTATGGTTGTCACCGATACGGCGTCCTTTGTGGTCTGTTCCCATCAGTTGCTCCTATCGCAAGTGTGTTTCATAGTTCGGAAAGTCTGGTGACGTCTGAACATTATATTGAATTTGCAACTGTTCCTTACGAATTGTTGCTGAGGTTGGGTCAACTTCTCCACCACGACTTGGGGTGAGAGATTTGAATTTTCCGTCGCCTGCGCCACGGATGAGGTCCATATTCATGGAACGGGAATCATTAACTGCCATACTATAATCCTATCATTTATTATACTTTGATAATGGGACCCATTGGTCTCCGACTTTTACGTGGCGTTCATTGACGCCTTGTGGATTTGGTCTTACGTCCATCTCCATGGGTGCTTTTGGAGCCTCTTTAGGAGACTCCTCTACGCTTTTGGGTCTTTCTTAGGAGCCGCCGCTTTCTTTGCAGGTTCCTTCTTTGCAGGAGTTTCTTTAGCAGGTGCTGGTGTTTCTTTAACAGCAGCATCTACTTTTTTAGTGGCTGCTTTTTTAACTGCTTCTTTTTTAGCAACAGGCTTTGCGGCTGGTGCTGTCTTTGCGGCTGGAGCCGCCGCTGGTGCAGGAGTTGCTTTAGCAGGTGCAGGTGCTGGAGCGGCTGGTTGAACTTGTGGTGGTCCTGCTGTAGCAGGTCCTGTTACTTGTGCTTGAGGACCTGCTGGAGTTGGTCCAGGAGCAGCAGTTGGTCTAGGTGAAGGTGCCTGTGTACGTGGCGCAGGCGCTGGAGCGGCTGGCGTAGCAGGTGCTCCACTCTTTTTAGGAGTTGCTGGTGCTGGCGTACCGCCACCTGCTGGAGGTGGAGGAGTAGTTGGTGTGGCACCACCTGCTGGAGGTGCGGCAGGGGGCGCTGGAGGAGGATTAGTCGTATTTGTAGTTGTGGTTTTTGTACTACTATCATCCGACTGGGACGCAGAAAGGTCTTTACCTTTTTGAGAAATTGTTCTATTACCAGAATTAACACTTACGTCTCCAGTTGGTGCTGGTGCTTTCGGGTTTTTTGTAGCAAATGAAGGTGCTCCAAAATCAACGCTGATTTGGTCACCTACTGTGGCGGTGTTCTGCCCACCTGCGCCACCTGGTGCTGCTCCACTGTTTCCACCTTTGCCACCAGCGCCACCAGCGCCACCAGCGCCACCAGCGGCTTTGCTGTTTGCACGGCGAGTACGTGCGGCTTGAGCGCCTGGGGTGTCAGATACTTGACCAGCAACACGCCCACCTGTACGAGCACGTTTTGGAGCGGCTGGAGCGGCTGCTCCACCTCCTGCTCCACCTGCACCACCAGGAGCGGCTCCACCGTTTCCTGTACGACCACCAGCGCCACCACTGGCGTCTTGGGTAACAGAGTTTCCACCAGTTTGGATAACACTTGATTGGACACGCTTGTCTTGTTGAGCACCTGCACCAAGCACATCGCCAAAGTTATTGTTACTAAAATCATCGTTACCCATGCTGTAGGAACGGTAAGTATTTCCAACATTTTGTTGTTGAACGGTAGAACCACGGCGAAGTGCACGACTGCCTGCTGGCTGTGTAATGGATTGCTGTGCGTTTCCACCAGAACCACCCCATGCTTGAGACATAGAACTGGTGCTTCCACCTGTAGGCATGGTGCCTGAACGACCTGAACTATTGCCTGCACCATAATTTGTCTGTGCAGGGATACCGTAGTTTGGTGTTGCACCTGTGTTTGGTCCTTGGCGTGGTCCCATAGAGCCAACTGGTCCAGCAGTAGGTGCGGCACCTGTTGGTGCTTGTGTTCCTAATCCTGTTTGGAAGCCAAACGTACGTTGACGAGCACCTTGTTGTTGTTGAGCATCAAACGTTTGTTGTGCTTGGTCTTGGCGGTAATCATTTACTGGCATTATGTTGATAATCCTTGCATTGAATAGCGGCTAGAACCTGTGAAGTCATCTGCGATAAAGCCGTTACGGAACATTACTGGTGCGCCTGAGACCCAAGAACGATAAGTCGGCGCAAACCTATCGGTGTTTAGAACGTCCATAATTCCCATCTCTTGCTTAGAAAAACCTAATCTTTCAGGCATGAGTTGCTGTGGCACGATAGGACGAATTGCTCTGATGGTCTCAGGGTCAGAAATGGCGCTTTGCAACGACATATCTATGAGCATTTCCTGTCGGGATTGCCAAGGCTTATAGGGGACTTGGGGCATTACTTATCGGTTCCTGAGTCTTCTGTACCACAGTCATGGCAACGACCTGACATACCAACAGGTTGTTCTGTATTACAACCTACGCAAGTACCATAGGAGGACCCTGGACCCTTACCTGGACTAAATCTACGTGCAATGTGAGCACGTGAAACTTTGCGACCTTCATGGTGCGCTTTGTCTTCGGCGGATGCACCGTCGTCACGTGGTCCACCCATTAGAATGAATCATCCTCGGCGTAACCTTGGCGGTTCTTTACGGCTTTACCAATGTAACTACCCGTTCCACCTTCAGTACGAACTGCACGGTTAACTTCATGTGGGTAATTAATGCTGGCGGCTGTATCGCTCCATGCATCATCTCGCCCGTGGTCATATGCACCTGGTCCCACACGGTCCATAACCTCATTGTATTCTTTGTCACCAACGTATGGACGAAGACCTGTTTGTACTGGACCTGTTTCAATTGGACCACGTCCACTAAGGGGGGAACCTTGGCGATGTGCTCTAATTACATTAGATGCAAGCCCTGCTGATTCATAAAGGCTAATGTTAGTATCACGTTGAATTTGTTTAGCAATTGCTTGCTGTACACGTGGTGTTGAGCGGTGGTTGCCCCCAACAGGGCGACCTCTGTGGTCAGTAGTCATTAGTAGTGTCCTTTCTTCAGACGCTCTTCTTTAAGTGTTTGTTCTTCCTCAATGTCCTCGGGGTCCCAAGGGTCTAGCACTTCGTCTAGGTCTGGACGAGGCATACCACTTGCTGGTGCATCATCGTTAAATTGAGAAAAATAAGTAGTTTTATCTAAACTACGTCCTTTGGATTTGTCCTCTGCGAACGTTCCATCGTCTCTGTGCCCACCCATTAGTAACTCATACCCGTTTCTTTTTCCCACTTTTTACGTTCTAACTTTTCGTCTACTTCTTCAGGCTCTTCCCAGTTAGTAAATCTAACTTTTCCTCTTCCGCCAGTTGAACGACCTTCGTTTGCGGCAAATACCATTCGCACTTGTTCTGCGTCATCGCTATCACCCGAAAAAACACGGTAACCCTCAGCACGTTCTCCCCACTCTTCAGTGTTTGGACGGCGAACCATGTCACGAGGTCCTACGGTTTCGTCATAGGTTTCAGCATCAGATGCATCAACATTGGTGTCATTACCATCGTTAAGGGTCTCAATGAGGGAACGACCATGTCGGCGGTCTCCACCATGTGATGAGCGTCTTACTTTATAAGCCATCAGTTATCTCCAAGCAGGCATAAGGCTCTTAAAATAAGAGCGTCGTTGTGGGTTCATTTCAACTGGTGCTACATCTGGGGAAGGGATTCCCCGTGGTCCGACTTTTCCATCGTTTGTTAACCGAACAGGTTCTGCACCTGGTGGTGCAAACTTCTTCCCTTGCGATTGTAATACAAGCGCAGTCATGGGGTTAAACTCAGCAGGCCATACATAATCGCCAGAATTAATGCGTTCGCCTTTGTGTACGCCTCGGCTGTACTGCCGAGCGTTCATGCGACTAAGTGTTCCTAGAACTTTATCTTGACGGCGGTTGGAAGACATTGTTCCAAGGTAACCGTCTGGGTGCAAAGTATCTGGTTGCGAACGGTAACCAGCCAGTGCTTCATCTTTACCACTGCGGAATACAGGGGCAGGTCCATACAAGTTGTTAGGGACAGCACCTGGAGCCTCAGATGGGTTACTCCATGAAGTAAACGTATTCTGTTGCGCCATTACTGAAGCCCTCCAGAAGATGGTCCACCAAGAATGCCGCCTTGACCGCCACCCATCATCCCTACGGGGCGTGGGCGTGACAGTGCCTTACGATACTTACTAGCCGTTGGACGGCGAGAAGGCTTGCGGCGACCAGTCATTAGTACCTACTTTACGATGGGTTTAAATGAAATTGCGGAGATAGTCTCTCCACCCTCTCCCTTGATGTCATCAAAACCGATGACAAATGAGAGGTCAACTCCTCGTGGTGCTACGAAGCCACGTGCAATGGCACAGGCTTTTGCGGCTTGATTGACAGCCGAAGCGCCAATTGCTCGCATTTTTGGTAATTGCCCTGCATTAATGGCACGAGCCATAATAGAGCCAACGGATTGTGGGTTGCTAGAACCAGACACTTTGAGAATATCATCAATGGTGGTGTTCAAATCTTGCGACATAAGGTACTCCTGAAAAAAAGGTTGTACCTTTAGTTAACAATACCCAGCCTCTGTTAGCAGGTCAGTGAGGTCTTCCAACCTCATCACAACATAAGATTCACCTAACGCTTTTTCCCCTTTACCAGGGCGTTTAACAACCAATGCAGGAACAGCCCCACCAAGTCGGGAGGCTTGTTCTACCGTGTCATTTAGCCATTGGCTAAGTTGAAACTGACGCTGATTTTTACACTGCACCGCCACTTTGCGAAGAGTATCCCTACGGGCAATTCCGTTAACATCTCCTGTGTCATTACCACCTGATAGTGCAGGTCGGTGGGCATGTATAAACCCTTTGTCAATTAAATAGTCTCTTACAAGTACCTCAAAGGATGTTCCTTTGGCTTTGGCTTTATTTGCCACGGTACATCTCCCTTTGCCAAAGGATGATGACCAACATTGCCCCTACAAGGAATCCTGCAACAAAGTTACCCACGGGCTAACTCTCTTGATAGGCGCTCAACCTCAGTATACAACTCGTGTACTTTTATTTTAAGAGCGTCACGTTCTGCTTGGACTTTGGCAAAATCATGCTCAACAAACTCAATAGCAGGTTCATTAAGCCACGAATAGTCATCCTGTTGTTGTTTTTTCTTTACCATTACTCGTCCTTAAACATTTGTCCAGTAAATACACCGCAGACAAAAACCGCAGTAACCATTATTACGAGTGTAAAAAACTCAGCCATAGAACGACCTCACCTTTTCTTTTAATTGTTCGTTTTCTTTTTCTAATTCTTTACAACGTTCAATCCAAAACTTAATGACTCTACGTTGTTCTAGTACTTGGTCACCTACGGGGAGGTCAGGCATGTGTGTCATCTGAACTCACCTGAGTAAGATTGTGCAGTCATTCTAAGATACTCATAACCATTTGGGGTTATCTTCCACGTGTCCCCGTAGCGCTCTAAGAAGTTGTAACTAACTAAACGTTCCAAAGAGCGTCCAGCAACATATGGTTTTTTATACTTATACCCCATAACAAACATCAACTCAGGAATTGTAAAAGAACGTTTTCTACGCATAGCCGCAAAGCGGAGAGCAAGATAAGAAGGTCCACGGTATGGCATTACTTCGGTAATCATGCTGTGTACCGCCCTTGGCGACGTTCACTAGGTGCCATAGAGATGCGTCGGCTTAACTCACGGCTGATAACTTGTGCGCCACGCTCACATCGTTCAAACACAGACTCCGTCAACTTACGGAAGGCTCGTGCTTCTAGGTACTCATCTGTTGCACTCATTACTTCAGGGTCCACGTCACGGCGAGCCTTGGCAAGCGTAACGGTGTCTCCTTTAGCGCCTTCTCCCCACTGATTGATAAGAGTCGTTGCTTCATAAAACTTTTGATTAGTAGCAGTACGTTCTTCTATAATCTCAGATTGAACAAGTTCAGACTTAGCATAGGAACCCCAAGAAATAAACTTGGTATACAGTTCCATCAGTTCTGGGTCAGGTAACTCGTCAAGATACCCAGGAAGTTCAGGGAAATCTCCGTGAGGTTTGTCAGCCAATGGGAACTTCTTGAGAAATTCTCCCATGATTGGCTTAGGTGGTGCCAGTGATGGCTTATTCATTGTTGTCTTCTTTCCAGCATACTTTTTTGTATGGGCAGTTTTTGCATGTTTTACTTGTTGAGTCCTCTACCCATGTTGGTCGCATAGGTGGGACACCTGACTCTAATCCTCTTATTACATTTTTGCAACCTGAAAGAATGTCTTCAATGAGTTCTGGTTGAAACTTTACTGAGAACTCTTTTACTTCTTGTGTGGCTTTCCATTCATACAAAAACACAGCATCGTGAATGCCTAAGCAATACATGTATAGGTTTACTTGGCGAAGGTGAGTATTGAACGGTTTGCGAACCTTCTTCCACATATCATCAGGACTGTTAGCACTTTGATACAGTTCAAAGTCTTCCATGCGGATGGTCCCAGCGCCAACACTTTTAATCTCAAGGATGGCTTTACCTTTGGCGTCATTGATAATGCCATCAGCATGTCCCATCAATCTGAACTCCTCATCAAGGATGGGTACCTCAACTGCTTCTAGTACACCTGCGTCTGTCAACCACTTTTGCCATTTGGCATGAATGGCATGACCTTCAGCAAATATGTTTAAAGTTTGGAATGACAAAGCACGGTCAGCCTTCTCATACCCTTTAATGGTGTACCAAGATGAACGGTTGCACCAATCACGCTTACAAATCTCTGAAGGATGTAAATGAAGGGTGTCTCTAGTGCTCTCTAGTTGCTCACGCATGAGTTGTTCTTCAGCAATAGGTATCAGGCGATACTTTGAAGTCAAAGATTGTTTGTAATTTTTAAGGTGCCAAGGCGTTTTGTCAGACATTTTTCATTTTTCTATAACTGTTGAGAGCATTTTCCCAAGCGTCGGGGGGAATCTTATCTTCAGTCATTACAAAATACAATAAATCAGCCATAGATTCCCATTTATTTCTTCTTGCTGGGTAGTCAATACGATGCTTTTCATCGTACTTAGTTCTAAAGCAAGCATGCACATACGGTTTTTGATTGTTACGTTTAACCTTGATATTAAAAACATCTAAAGAGTTATGAAGAGAATTAAGTGCACCAGATAAAGTTCCATGATGCTTCTTGATGTCATAGGCGTCACGCAATTCCACGTGCAGTTCTTGACAAGTAAGTCCATCTTCTTTTGTAAACAATAATTCTAATATTTTTGTATGTAAATCAACTTTTGTCATCATCTGTTATCGCCAAAAAATCGTCTTCAACAAGAACCACGTAATTACGACCATTGAGGTCAAACTGCAATACAGGTATACGGTCTTCAATAATCGCACGTTCTCTCAATTCTCTAAGGTCTACTTCCTTGAGAGTAATACCTTTTGTTCCTATGGTCAACTTGTTTTCAATAAGAAACTCAACTGACCGCACATCATTCTTTCGTAACCAAAAAGAGCCAGAGCCTGCGTTGCGACTGCCATTGTAAGTAACCGCTGAACGTTTTTCTTGTTTACGGGACTTTTTCATGATGTCCTTGCGGTCATCAGCCCCTAGCGTCATGGTGCTGGGATTTCAAAGTGTGTAAAGACCTCAAGACGCAACTTTGCTTGCATATCTAAGTCTTCACGGAAAGCCAACAGCATTGCGTCCTTGCCCTGCCAACGCTGGTCACTATAAGAATAGTAAGCACCTGCACGAGTAATGATGTCCACAGAAGCGGCAATGTTAATCATGTCTTTAACAGTGTCAAAATCACCAAACTCAAAACCATTAGCGTGTGTAAAGTAAAAATCTACAATCGCTGATTTGTTGGGAGCACTTGTTTTGTTTTTAAGAGTACGTCCCTTAATAGATTGACCAACTGTCTCGTCTTTTACTTTAAGCCATTCATCACGTTTTACTTCAACACGGCAGAAGTAGTGGAAGTTCTTAGCCTTGCCACCTGGGGTTGTGCGAGGGTCACCCCACATCACACCAATCTTGTCACGCCACTGGTTAATCATGATTCCTGTACAACCACGGTCTTCGTGAATCATTGAACGCTTTTGAGCCTTAGACGCCTTGCGGAAGAACTTTCCTGTCAAGCGAGCACCAAGTCCCATAGTGAACTCTTCCATGGTCTTCTCAGCCTCATCTCCTGGCACCAGGGCAGGAAGGGAGTCAATAACAACCATGTCTACTGCACGAGCATCCATCACACGAAGTACAAGGTCATACACCTGCTCCATCAAGTTGGTTTCTACAACCCACAAACGGTCAAGGTCTACACCAATAGCCTTTGCGTACTCAGGTACATACTCTTCAGCCGCAACCCAAAGGGCTGTGAACTCAGGGTCAAGTGCTTGGTTAGCCGCAATAGTCTTGTATGCCATAGCCGTCTTACCTGATGACTCTTCACCAATGATTTCACTCCATTGATTGACGGGCCATCCTCCGCCAAGCATAAGGTCATACGCAAGAACGCCTGAAGTGATGCGAGTCATCTCTTCTTTAACGTCACTTCCTCTAACGATAATGTCATCCCCATACTTCTTCTGAATAGAAGAGATAATGGATTTTAATGATTCATGTGTTGTTTCTAATGGCATTGTTACTTTCTATGACCAACTGGATTGGTCTGCTTGGGAATACATCCCGTTCCAACCACACTCGTAACAACGAGGGGCTGGGTTGAGACTAGTAGAACCTGTCCGAGTAAACAAGTAGGAACTACCGCAGTCGGGACAAGTTGCATTTTCAGTACGAGCCGCTTTACCACCCTTTGTGGAGTTTGAGCGTAAGTAGTCTGAGAGAGTTGCGTCTTCGGGCATGACGTTTGGATTAGATACCACTGCACCCGATTGTTGTGCGCTTGGATATGCTTGCGGAAAATTCATAGGAGCCTGCACGGGAGGCAAGTTTGGACGCTGTGGGGTAGGTGTTTCCCCAGCAAGTTTCTTTGACCACCAATCACTCATGTTCTAATCCTTCTAGTATTTCTAAATCGTCGTCTGAAACGATAAGACCAATATGACCATTGTCCAACATTTTGTTGTTAAGCGCAATAGAGAACACAATAAGTGCATTGACAAAATCTTCAGAGGGGGAATTAATCTTATCAGTTTCTTCAAGAAATGCTACAAACCAATCGGCTGCTTCTCGTATTTCGTCCAACAGTCCTGAACTGTGCACCATCATCCATCTGGACAACACATCCATAATTTCAAGTTCTTGCACATCTTCTGAAGGGGTTGGAAACCCCATGGCACTGGCAAACTTTTGACCTTCCGTAGCAGAAAGCATCAAATAAAACATTCTTTGGTCAATATCTATCATTATCATCCCTTTGCCTCCGACCAATTGGATGCGTTGTGATACGAAACCATGAGAGGAACTCCTTTAATTACGTTACCATTTCCCATGGCGGTAATGAACGGGTCAATAATTGAATCTAATTCTTCACAAGGGACTGCGGCTACCAATTCGTCATGAACCTGTACTAGCATCTTTACATTGGTACCTGCTAGGTCACGAGCAATATTAATCATTGCTTGCTTACATAGGTCAGCCGCTGACCCTTGTACTACGGCATTTACAGCCTGACGTTCGGCACGGGCACGACTTTCTTTATCGCTGGACATAAGGTCAGGGAGTCTGCGCCTACGACCTGACAAGGTGGTGACATAGCCCATCTTCCTACCCTCAGCCACTACTTCTTGTTTCCAAGCAGTTAGCCCAGCAAATTGGCGATAGTACTCTTGAATCATTTCTTGAGCCTGCTCAAATGGAATGCCCGTAGTACGTGCTAACTTCCCTGGACCGCCTCCATAGGCTGTAAGAAAGTTAACCCCTTTACCAATCTGGCGTTCTTCACTTGTTACGTCTTCTATCTTCTTCTTAAAGAGAAGGGCTGCCGCACCCGTGTGAATGTCAATATTGTTATTGAACACATGCAATAGTTCCTTGTCTTGTGAATACATCGCCATAACCCTAAGTTCAATTTGGTCATAGTCAGCCACAATCAAAGTGTGACCCTTGGGGGCTACAAACAAACTACGAATGTTTGAATCTCGTGGGATGTTTTGAAGGTTGGGGTCACTGGACGACAAACGACCTGTTGCTGTTCGGTGTAAGTGAAAGGAAGGGTGCAGTCTGCTTTTGTACAAGCGAGGAAGCATGCCATCAACAAAGGTTGATTTTAGTTTTTGTGTTTCTGACCATTGGATTAGAAGTTCAAGCGCTGGGTGCTCTGCTTCAAGGTGCCGTAAAGTTTCTTCATCTACAGATGGCATACCACCTTTGGTCAACTTGTAAGGCTTTAATCCTAAACCACCCTCACGTTTTTTATTAAATAAGAACTCTTGCTTTTGCTTAGTGGAGTCAGGGTTGAAACCTGCTGGCGTGAACTCATGGAGAGCCAACAAGGTGTCACGCATCTTGCCGTCTAACTCTTTACCTAGTAACTGCATATTGTGGTGGTCAACGGGTATTCCCTCGTTTTCCATATGCATCAAGATATGTAATACTTCTGTGTCTTGGTAGAAAGAGTTAACTAGCGCAGTATCTTGCTTGACCTTTTTCCACAACCGTGTGTACAGCAACCATGTCCAGCGAACATCAAGGTGGACGTAGTTAACTGCTTTGTTAAATGGAACAGAGGTAATAAACTTACCTAGTTTGCCATCTCGTTCGTACGCATTATGTTTGCCATAGTTGTGCATAATAAGATTCTCTAATGAATAAGACATGAGGTTCTCGTTCACTAGGTGCTGTAACAACATGGTGTCGGCGTACAAACCTGGTGGTATTTCTCCGTAGTACTTGCAGATGCTACGAGCATCAAACTTTACGTTATGCCCAATCTTTACAAGGTCACTAAAAAATATGGGTCTCAAGGCTTCAAAGACATCTGACCGAGATAACTGCAAGGGTGCTTCTGAGAACACAGCAGGTATATGGTACGTGGACTTTGCCATAGACTCTTGACCATTTTTAAGAACCTTGCGGTACCCACTTGGGGGAATCGTTGAACCATCACCTATTTCTTCAGGCTCAATGATTTCCCCCAATGGATGACCCATCGGGATTGCCCACGATTTTCCACGTGTTGCAATACCAATCCAAAATACATCATTACGCAAAGGGTCAACTGCCAACATGCCACGGTACTTTGCTTCAAAGTTTTCGTGAGCACGGCGTTGAATCTCGGGACTAGGGTTCTTTAAGGAACTAACGTGTTTCTTCCACGCTTTTTCCATAGCATCCACCATATCTGGGTGGCGTTCTAGTATTCCCCGTGTCTCAACGTCAAAGGCAAAAGCGCCCACTTCCTGCACGTCGGCAACAAGTTTATGAATTTGCTCTAAGGATGTAACAACAAAGGGAGTTTCTCCCTCTGCCATTATTCTAGTTCGTTGGCAATGTCAATCAGGTCTTTGCGAGACGGGATTGAAATGATGTCGGCAGTGTAAGACCTACTGATAAGTCCCTTGAGACCTGCGTCATCAATTTCTGCAATGCCCCACTCTTCAAGGTCACGGTCTTTAACCAACTGGTGGCTAGTGGCTGTAGTAGCGCCCTTGCCAGTCTTGCTGACTGCCCAGTAGTGCTTAGACAAAGGTCCTGTGCGTGGGTCCGTGTGGAAGTTCTTCAACTGGTCAATAACTCGTGGTCCAACTTCATAGGACTTGATTACAGGTTCTTCGCCAGCAATGAGTAGAGCGACGTTAAACGCAATACGAACTGAAGGTCGGTCACCTGAGTCACACAATGGGCAACCCTTGTCATCAAATTCACCGATGCAAACAAAAGACTTTTGTCCTTGACGCTCAATCCAATGCTGACGCCATGATGCGTATGGCTCGTCATCAAGAAACTTAATAATTTGCGGTTCATCCGCAATCTTCAAACGCTGTGCGAATGGTGAGTCTGCGTTCTTGACTGCGTCAACGCTTCCCCAACCACCACGGACTAGCGTACGTGCCTGTGGCTTCTCTGTGCTTGCTTCTTCACGAGTTTCAAAGCCCGTGTTTTCTTCATCATATTTTCCCATAATTATCTCTTCCAATTTTCTTGAATGTATTGCTTAAACGCTTTCCAATCACCTCGGTGTCGGTCTGCTATGTTAAATAATGACACACCATCTATAAGCGTGTCAAGTTGCTGTTGCGTATAAAGACGCCGCCCCTTGGATGCTTTTCCTGGTATTTGTACATTATTTGGTGGTGGTGTTCTAAAACTGGATTTAGGTATCCAGCCTTGGCTTTCCCACGACCTGAGTGTAACAGCACTTTTGCCAAGTGCGGCACAAACTTGTCCAATGGTGTACATCATTAATTTCTCACCATTGATTATGTATTCTTTTCCTTTTATACCGTTGTAACGGTTTTCAAGTACAGAATTAACTACTTCAGGACTATCAGGGCGGTTCTTGGGAGCACGTTTGCCTGGAAAGTTAGGCAAGTCCCCAAAGAGACCCATGAAATCATCTACACCTTCAGTGCCCATGATTCCTTTTCTGTGTAGAAACCTTGAATCTCTTCTTCTTTATCTTTGTGGTTCCATGCGTACCCAAGAAGTTTGTCTTCATCCAGCATTTCCACAACCTTTTTAAGGTCTTCCCAAATGCCTAAACCCTTTGCCCATTGTTCGGCGGCTTCAATGTTAAAAGAACGACTAACACGGCGCTCGTACTTTATCTCTGCGGAACCAGCCGAATACCACAAATGCCCTTTGTCATCTTCATATCCGTTTTCTTGTATTACTTTTACAAGTTCGGTTCGCATTTCATTCTGGCGTTTTGTTAATGAATCAATTGCTTCTTTTGACTTTTTAAACTCTTGTGCAAGTCTTTCGTAATAATCTGGCGTTGTCATATTTATACCTCTGAGTGGCTTAGGAACTCAGACAGGGTGCCCAAGTTCAGTTCAAATTTACCCTGACTGTCATACCCCTTGTCAATGAACGCCTTGTTTATTTCTCGTTTTTGTTGAAGCATTTCGTATTGGCGCTCCTCAATAGAGCCTTTCATGACGAAAGATACAACCGTAACGTGCGGATGTGTTGACGACAGACGGATAATTCGGGCTTCTCTTTGGTCCAGTTTTCCAGCAGACCAAGGTAAATCGTAAGAGATAAGGTAATTGGCCTGCGGTAAGTCCACCCCGTAACCTCCTGCATCAGAGGATAAAAAGAGCCGAACGCCATCCTCGGTTGCGAACTTTTGCTTTGCAACATCTCTCTGGTCTGCACCCATACCACCCATGAAGAGTACGCTTTGCGTAAGTCCCTTAGTTGCTTCCTGGATAATCCGTAGGTTCTTCTTAAAGAACGAGAAAAGTACCACTTTGTTAGTTGGGTCTTCATTTAAAACATCCTTAATGTATTCAACAACGGTATCTAGTTTGGGTGTCTTGTAAGTTTCGGGGAGCCAACCCTCCGCAAGTATCTTGGCAGCGTATGCGCTTCCTTCAGTGTTTTGGGTAGGGTCATTGAACGCTTTGGCTGATTCCACCACCAGCCTAGGATTATCGCAGAGCATACGTAATACAGTAAGCCTAGACATAATTTGACCTTGCGCTTCATTTCCTTGACCTCCGTGGTAGTGCGCCCACAAGTCAAAAGACCTGCCGTTGCTTGTAATTGCTTTTTGAATTTGCTCTAACAAATCCGTAGAAATACGTTCGTATACACCTGCAATTGTATTGTCAAACTGTACAGGGATAACTTGTGTAATTACTTCAGGGAGTTGGTCTTTAATGTCATCTCTTGTTTTACGAACCATTGCTTCTGACATTGAATCATTTAGTTGTCTAAGGTTTCTATATCGTGTTGGTTTTCCAAAGTGGTCACGCACAATAAATGTTCTGTCAAAAGAATCAAATTTGCCAAGCACTGAAGAATCTACAAATTGCATAATTGAAAACAACTCTTCAGGTTTATTCTCAATAGGTTGTCCTGTAAGGGCAAAACGGTAGTGGCATTTAGCACCTAACTTCTTTAACATCTTAGAACGTTTAGAAGTAAATGATTTAATGATTGTGGCTTCATCAATAACCATTGCGTTAAATCGCATGGCTTCCCACTGGCTTATGTCTTTTGTCAAACTCTCTGGATTAACAATGACGTACTGGCAACCAATAGACAAACGCCATAGTTTTTCACGTTGCTTTGGAGTCCCATCAATAACAATTGCTTTAGATGTAGTGAACTTACCAATTTCACGAAGCCACTGGTATTTAAGGCTGGAGGGAACTACAACACATACTCTGCTAATTTCATTATCTTCAATAAGTGCTTCAATGGTTGACAGGGTTGTTGGTGTCTTACCAGCACCCATGACCATAGCAAGCAGCATTTGCCCTCGTTCTACCATCCGTTCGCTTGCCTCTTGTTGAAAAGGGTACAAAGTTCCTGTAAAGGTCATAGCACCCACCCAGGGATTGCAGTGGCTGTGCTTAGAGCGTCATAGATTTCTTCGTCTGTCATGTCACCAATGTCTTTTGCTTTTGTGTTCTTATAGTTTAACCATAAAACACCATCATCAAATCGGGGCATTGTTTTAAATAGCATTTTGCTAGCCTTTAAACCAGCCTCGTCATTATCCATTGCCACAATTACTTTAGATGCAACGGAGTTAAGCAAACTAAGTTGTTCTGTGCTGACGTATGAACCAAAAGTTGCTAATCCTTGTACCCCTGTTGTAATAGATGCTAAACGAATAACATCTAAAGGTGACTCTACGAGTACTGCTGGTTTGTTTAAGAACTTTTCAATACCAAACAAAGTGTGGCTCTTCTTGATACCAATTGGGTAGTTGCGAACCCAGTCAGGCTTTTTAGACTGCCAACCCATAAGTTGGCCCAAAGGGGACACAATAGGAATAACCCATGCTTTGTTTGATGTATCCCATCGGATACCATAGGAACGTGCAACAGATGCATCTAAGTTCCTGTTGTACAAATAAGACGTTGGTACAACGTCAAAACGACTGTATGAAATCCAATCAATCTCGGGTTCAGGTTCAGGGATGTCTTCACGATTAATCCTGCCAAGACTTGAGTTAATCAGAAATGAATGAACATCAATTAAAGATGTCTCGTCTCCCGTTAATTCAGAAATCAAACCTACAAGTGTTCCACGAGCACCACACGAATAGCAAATCCATAAACCAGTCTCAGCATTCATTGACCACGAAGGTGAATGGTCTACATGCCCTGTGCGGCTTAGGTGTACGGGGCAACGACCAGAGATTTCTCTTTCTCCAGCACGAGTTACCTCAACACCTAAATCAACAAGAACATGTTGAATATCAGTAGTACCAGTTGTCTTCATTGCCACTTTCGTCTACCTCCGTAAAATCCATGTTCTCCCAGTCCCACTTAATGCGAACCTCACCTTTGGGTGCTGTACGTGCAATAACTACTCGGATGATTGATTGGTTGTCAATATCAGGGTCTGACTCTACGCCAAGCACTAGGTCTGAGTCCTGTGCAAAAGAAGATGAATAACCAATTGAGTCTGCCGTGATAGCACGTGACTTCTTGTTGTTTAACTTTGAAGATAGCACTTGAGTAGTTCCTACGATTGGGATGTCAAACCTCTGAGCAAGCCGCTTGAGAGAACGGGTGATGTTGGTAAGGGCTTGTGGGCTGTTCTTAGGTTCGCCGTTCTCATCGTCCATCATGTACACACCATCTACAAACAAGATGCCAGGACGGTACTGTTGAATCTTTCCAGCCAATGCACTAATAGTTGTCAATGATGAAGAGTCCTCAGTCATGTGGAATGGATGCATGTTCTTGCGAATACGCAAAGCCTTTTCAATTTTCTCCATCTCACGTTTAGTAATGTCACCACGGATAATACGTGTGTGTGACACCTTGGAGATAAGTGCGTCATAACGAGCCTCTTGCTCTTCAATACTCATTTCAAAAGAAACAAACAAAGGACTGATGCCATGGACGTGTGCGGCATTTGCCATGATAAGGCTCATCATTGACTTACCCTTCTTTGCTTCGCCAACAAATGTAATCAACTGCTGTGGGCGTAGTCCTGCTGTAATTCGGTCAAGACCTAAGAACCCTGTTGGAATACCTCGCAAAGCATTGGGCATGCTACGCATTTCTTCGTAACGACTGATACGGGATTCCCAGTTAGTGATGATGTCAACATCACGAAGACGTGCGGTCTCTGTAGAGGCTCGTTGCAACCCTGCGGCTAATTCAGAAAAGGCTTCATCAACTAAGTTGTTGTTCAGCGCAGGCATTACTGTGCTGATGGTTTCAATTAGGCGTTGCCGTTTAAATGAATGAAACAGTTCGTCAATAAGTGCAGGGAACGGTTCCATCGTTGCATCAGAAAGTGTTACATCACCAAACTCTTGATGGAATGCACGGTCAGTAGGAACTGTTCCGTATTCTCTCCAGTAACTTGAAATCCACATCCACATTTTCTGTGTCTCGCCTGAGAAGTGGTCAGACCTAAGACCTGCGTTAATGATTGGGCTAATATCTCCTGATTGAATAACCTTGCTAATGAGGAGGTGTTCTGAGTTAGCCACTAGATGGACCATGCTTTCTTAGAGTCTGCTACCGTAGCACGAAGACCAATGATGGCGGCTTGTTCTTGCTCGGGAACGTAGATAGTACGCACTGAACGCTTGAAGCGCAAGTCATAGGAAAGTTCTTCAACACTGTTGTACGAATACACAGGAAGAGAAATGCCTTTGCGACCAAGCCAACGGTCAATGGCGTCTACTGCATCTTGACCAAGGAATGTATAAACCTCTGTGTCAATACCAAGTCGGTCAGAATAATCAACAAGTGCTTTTAAAGGAAGTTCATTAGATTTCCATTTAGATAATTCCTTATCCCAATCGGAACCTGCTTTTTGAAAGAAGCGGCGCTCAGGTGGAGAAGCAAGAAGACCTTCAAACAGAACCCCTTGACCTATGTCGTTAAAGTTTCCAATGTCATTACTTTGCATCGTTAAAGACCGTTCGGTAGTCAGGTCCCTCAACGTTGATGAAATAGCAACTCTCTTGAAAGATTGACAACACACGCTTTCCGTAGGTTCGGCTTAACTCATTAGGACTCAAAGAAGTTGTAACAACTGTTGTCAACTTTTCTTCATAACGATTGTCAACTAATGAAATCAATGCGTTACGAGCAAATTCTGTTGTTGCCCTCTCTGCTCCCAAACCATCTAGGACAACCAAGTCAAAGGTTCGTCTCATGTACTTCATCAGAAACGGGTCTGAATACGGTTCAGGCAATTCACCATCATTACGCATTTCATCGTAAACCATGTCAACGTAACGGTCAGAGGTAACAAAGATTCCTGAGCGTGTATGGGAGCCTACAACATTCACAAGCACCCCTTGGGCTAGATGTGTCTTTCCAACGCCTGTGGGACCGTACAGGACCATTCCCATGCCTTCTGTGAGGTTGTCTGTGGCTTTGGAACACCAGTGGTTAATGGCATTAAAAGCCTCACTGTCTCCTGCTTCACTGTCATAAGTGTTTAAGTCTTTTCCAAGGTATCTGGCTGGAATCCGCAGGTTCCGTAAACGCTCTTCTTTAGAGCGGTTTTGCCAATACTTGTTGCTATGCCATTCAGTCATCATTACTCATCAATCGTGGGTCAATCTTAGGTCCGTCATATTTCGGTACATCTTCGGTGGTGCCAACCTTTTTAGCCAAGGAATCAAGGCGACCAATGAAAGCCTTCCATGCTGGTATGCCATCGGTCAATGGTTTGATAGCAATATCTTTGTGGAACTGGTTAATCATTGCTCGGATGTCATCATAGGAACGTCCAGTATCCAAGATGGTGCGGAACGCTTTCATCATGGCTGGACCATTCACTTGGGAGTTCATCAGGTTACTGGTGTCCATCATCAACTGGTCACGAAAATCGTAAACCAAAGATGCTGTGGAATCTTTTCGTTTGGGTTTCTTTTTTACTGGGGGAGTGTAAACATCTTTGTCGGAACCAAATGCCATTCCCCAATCATCTTGCTGTCGTGACATCATGACACCAACCTTGGGTCTATCTTTCCCAAATTTTCCTTCTTGTTCTTTTTATTCTTGTTCTTTATTCTTAATTGGGTAGCGCCCCGACTACCCTCGGGGGTAGCCCCAGGACTACCACCCAGTAGTCCCCCGACTACCCCTAATGGGGAGGGTAGTTCTGACACTACCCCTACTGTGAGGTAGTTTGGGTTATTGAAATTGACGTAAAATTCGTTGGTCAATGAGCGCCCATTCTTGCTTCGGTTCTGCTTTACCAGCACCCCAAGTTCCACCAATTTGTTCACAGACTTGATGACTGTCGTGCGGTGATATCCAGTGCGTTCAGCAATATGCCCATAAGAAGTCGTCAACTTTTGGGTCTTTCCGTCCATGTACCCAAGCAATTCCAGCAATACATCCGTGGTGGTGGCGTCCCCCCTTAGATACTCTCTAAGCCATTTGGGGAATTGAATAAAAGGTCCGTCTGCCATTTGTACTCCTTGTGTTGGGGTATGCATCCTACACCGAAAAGTCACCTCCATGTCTAGTATCATTGAAAAGTATGACAAAGAAAAAAGAAGTCTGGGATACACCAGACCCATCCAAAAAAGATAAGAAATTGACGCCTGAAAAAAAGGCTGAAGCAAAGGCTCGTGCTAAAAAAGCAGGACGACCTTACCCAAACTTAGTAGACAATATGGCTGTGTCTAAAAAAACACCTGCTAAGAAGAAGTAATGAATATCAAAGACAAACTTATGGTGTACATCACTCTAGGTATTCTAGGGTTCATTGGCTTGGTTGTTATTGGTGAATACGCTTCAATGCTTGCACAGCAGGCTTCTACTGGTGAAAAGTTTGCAACTAACTCAGATGCTATTGCTTTAGTGCAAAATGCATTGGTTGGTTTGATTGGTATCATCGGTGGATACTTTGCTGGTAGAAGTAAAGGTGATGACTAATGCCTTCCAAAAAAGACCCACGATTAGAACGTGCAGGAGTTTCTGGTTTTAACAAACCAAAAGCAACGCCTGACCATCCAACTAAATCACACATTGTTGTTGCCAAAGAAGGTGACCAGATTAAAACTATTCGTTTTGGTCAACAAGGTGTATCGGGTTCCCCTGATGGTTCTGCTCGTAATAAAGCGTTCAAAGACCGTCATGCAAAGAACATTGCTAAAGGCAAAATGAGCGCCGCTTATTGGGCAAACAAGGAGAAATGGTGAGTGCACTAACTAACTCTCTCAAGACAGTATTATCTGATGCAGTAACAATGTATTTTGCTGCACATGGTTTTCATTGGAACGTAGAAGGTCAAGACTTCTCTCAGTACCACGCATTGTTTGCGGAAATCTATGAAGATGTGTACTCCAGCATTGACCCTATTGCAGAAGACATCCGTAAGATGGATGAGTACGCTCCCTACACTTTGAGCAAGTTCAGTGACCTTCGCACCATTGAAGCAAAGGATGTTAACCCTGAACCAAAAGCAATGGCAAAAGAGTTACTGCGTCTTAATGACGGAATCCTTGAATCAATTGCAAAGGCTCAAGAAGCAGCCAACAAAGCAAACGAGCAAGGCATTATGAACTTCTTAGCAGAACGTGATGACATGCATAAGAAGTGGCGTTGGCAGTTAAAGGCCTCCACTAAGTCCTAATAGGACACGCACTTCTTCTATTGTTGCTGGGGTGCTGATAACAGTTCCATTAGGCATTACTACGGTAACCATGCAGTCGCCATCAGGAGCCACCATTTGTGGACGTTCCTGAGTAGGTACTGACACGCTGTAATTAATAGTCGTTGTTGGGTTGATTCCAGTTGTTGCCACTTCAGGCTCCTCAATATTTTCTACGTGTGTTTTCTTGTCAATCAAACGTTCAACAAGTTCGTCCTTGGAATATGCTCCTACACCTTCTACACCACGTGCTGTGGCGGCTTTACGAAGGACACCAATACTCATAGACCGCATCTCGGCTTCAGAGAACGGTTCAATCTCAACAATTTCAGTCTCTATAGCAGGCTCTTCAGAAGCGCTTTCCACATTGATAGGGACCAAACCATTGCTCAACTCTTGAACAGGGATACCCATATCATGGGCTTTAAACACAAAGTTCATAAGGTTTTCTTCATGGTCAACATCCCAAAGGACAAGGAGTGTTCCCTTTTTGCTCTTCAACGTAGTGAGTATTTCTAACCATGCATCACCACCAGTGACATCAAAAACCTTTGAGGCGTTATCCACAAGAGCCTGTGGAGCATTGCTCTTAACATAGGCAATGTACTCTGCTTCATTATCAATCATGAAGTCATACACACGGTCTTCGGAACTAGTTGCTCCCTTGCGTGGGTAAACGAGAAATACGTTATTCTCCACACCTATTTCGGAAAGACCATCTTCAATGATGTTCTCTCCACATTTTCCGCTTCCAATGATTCCGTAATGCGCCATTTTGTATTCCTAACGTGTTGCTTTGCGTTGTGCCCAGTCTCCTAAAAGTGTTAGCAACCTGAGCAGACCATGTACTGTACCAGCAATTGTTGCAATCACCAAGCCACTTAGGGGAACATTGGGAACTTCCAGGAGAAGTGTAGACACATAGCCCAAAAGGACACCAAAAACAATCTTTACCCAGGGCATTGCTTCTTTAGGGGTAAGTACATCCAGTATTTGTAACATTTTGTAGACTGCTAGTCCAGCAATTATATAATTCATCTTTTACTTTCCGCTGTAGTAATCCCATTCTAGGGTGTAATCTTCCACCATAGTCACAGGAACAATGTATTGTCCAATGACTCGTTCGGTAGTTTTAATAGTACGTTCATGGTCCAAAAGGTAATAGGAATATGAATTGTTGGCACCACCACCGCTTGTATCCCAATAATAGTCAAACGTTCCTCCACCCAAAGTTCCCGTTTGGATAGGGACATATCCACCATCACGGGTGTTTCCTGAGAAATAATCACCGTCTGTTGCAGGCTCAAATAACCAATTACCAATTGTAATAGAACTATTAGGTGCCATTTCAAACACTAGAACTGGTACGGAACTTGCTGTTGCAGATGCTCCAGTTGTAGATGGTGTGTATTCTAAACTTGGGCGGTAGGACAAATTATTAAATGTGTACTTAGGGCTTGTGTACCATGAATCATCGGCAAATAAAGAAGCAGGCCAAGTTGTTGTAGTTTCCCATGTGGTTCTTACAGTGTTTGTAGATGTGTGTAAAGCAGAAAAAGAAGCACCAGATGTACTTGAGTAATCATAACTAGTTCCGTATGTTTCTGTACCAAGGTATGGAAAGGGAATCCGTGGGTAAACAAGCACGGTTCTGTTTGCATAAGAACCACTGGGCATTTGAATTTCAATACTGTTGTCTAAGTTTACAAGTCCTCCGCCTGCTGCTCCAACAGATGGGCTAGAGGTGCTAATAACATCTGAACCATACACAACAACACCCCAAGTAGCAGTTAAGTACCTTTGGGCGTAGACGGTGCTACCACCTTTGGTTACTGTGGCTGTTGTCGTTGTAATAGTAGTGTCTACAAATTCTGGGTCTGAAATAAAGTTAATTCGTTGTGCGTAGATATTAAAGACATGGGGTTTAGGAAGCGCACCGTCAAATTCATATTCAACACGACAACCTGTTAGTGCTGAAATGTAAGAACAGATATTTGAAATTGTTCCTTTTTGTTGACGAAGTGTTCCAATGTTGTTTAGTAACGCACGAACTTTGCTTGTACCTAAATCGTCAGTTGTTATTTCTAATCCAACTTCTTTAGCAAGTTGTTGTAGTGCTGGTGTTACTGCTAACTCAGGGTCGTTAGATAGAGCAACACTTTCAATAAGTGTTCGTGTGCGGTCTATTTCATTACCAAACAATTCAAGAAAAGCATACAAAGGTGTATAACCATTTGTAAGGTCTGGTTGAGCATAATCAAGAGTTTTGTAGTATTCAGGAATATGTTGCCATAATGATTCAACAGAACCATAAGTAATAGGTATTTGAATATATAGAGTTGCTACACGTTCGTACCAGTAGTCTGTGGTACTGCCATATTTTACAAACAAAGAATAATAAACCCAACGACCCTCTTGTACTACAGGAATATCATCATAGATGTTAGTTGCAGTTGTAGCCGTAATAATTTGCACAAGACTACCATCACGGATAGTTGTAGGCTCCCCACTAAATGATGAAACAATACGAAGTTCTGTTGGTGCAACTCCTGCACTTACAACTTCAACAAGGGTTTCTGCTAAGGTCCAGGAAAGACGCACAGTACCTTGGTTAATTACATTAGCAGTAAAAGTGTTTGTACCTGTTGTAAAAGTAGAGATAATATTTTCAATAGAAATGCCGTCGGAACGTATTGCATTATCTGTCCCATTATCTTTACGAAGGTTTGAACCAGCGCTAGTTTTACGAAGTGTAAAAGATGTATAAGCCATATTTAAACAAACGTTCCTGTGATACCACCAACAGTTGTTAACGTAACAAGACCTTTTCTAAATAACGTATTGCTAGCCGCCGTTATAGTTGTTGATACTGTTCCAGATTCATTATTATTAAAAGCAGTAATAATTACATAATCAACACCTTGAACACTTTGTATTGCTTTGTAAAAAGCACCAATTGATAATGTTTGCCCAAACAACACGTTGTCAAACAAAAAGAAAGTGTCAATAGCATCTGAAACTGCGGAAGCCACTGAATAAGTAACTGCATTATCCTCAATATAAACAGTTGCAGAAACTTTTACAGCATCTAATGGAACGCTATTAGCAGCACCAACACTAGCACCAACTAATGTTCGTGGTTCAAAGTATTCAATAATTCCATCTTTTATAAAATTTGGAACAGTAATTGAATTACTTGTAGTTGTTAAGTAATCAGATTGAAAAGGAAGACCATAAACTAAAATTTCTGTAGGAGCAGAACTACCAGCAACAATTTCAGATGTTGCTTTAACTACTTGAGGAACTCTTAACGCTAAGTCTTTAAAATCTTGAATAGATACCGCACGGTTTTGAGTTCGGAACATTAAAGGTATGTTTGTTTTCATTGATTCTAATGATTCAGAATCTGTACCACCTGTAGCAACTGATGATGACAAGATAGAAACTGTATTAATATTAGAACCAGCGTCAAATGCTGTAATTCGTCCTGAAGAAATGTTCCCAACAGAACCCTGACCATAACGGTATGAAACTACTATTTCAGCACGGTTGTTAGGGATTTTTCCGTTAACGCCATTTCCAAAAACAACTTGAGCAATACCATCAGCAGCGATTTCAATTCCAAAAACTTTACTGCTTGAAGTACTTAACGTTACATCTGCTGTATAAAAGTATTGAACGTTACTTGGAACCCCACCAGAACTAGGACCTTCAGCAACATAAAGAATAATGCTGGAAGGGATTACCCCTGTGTACCGTAGGTTAAAACGTTGTCCAGCAGTACCGTTGCTGTATGTGTTACGGGTTACTGCCTGTATAGGCGATTCGCTATCTACGTACTTACCTTCAGCAACTTCAACAACTACAGAAGAAACAGAAGGACCCATACTTGCAGATGCAGTAGTTGTATAATAAACCAAAGGTTCATTGTCCGTTGCAGCAGCAACAAATCCAGTATTTTGTGGAATTATGATTGTGTCTGAATGGTTAAGAGTGTTAGCAGATAAAGACACAGAACCAATTGCAGACGTTTGATAAGCAGGGCGATAATCAAATAAGTTTGCTAAAGCCAAAACACTAGAGGAGTTTACTGCTGTTCCAAGATATGTTTCAGCAGCAGCACGGTCTACGTAATAATGAAGAATATCTCCAAGGTATGCCCAGAGGTCTACTAAGACCATTCCAAAATCAGACGAATTGCGGTTAGACCATTCAGGAACAAGTGCTGATGCACGGTCTAAAATATCTTGGCGAATAGACAGGTAATCCCTGCTTGTATAATCAAAACTAGGCATGTTACGCCCCTCCGAACGTTATGTTTGTATTATTTATGTTAAAAGTCATTACTGAACTATCAAATGGCGGTATTACATATTTTATAGCAATTGAAACAGTTGTAGCAGTGTTTTCTAGATATAAAGCATCTGACGGAACGCCAATTTGAACGTCAGTTACTTTTCCAAACGGTAACTTTTCGTTTAAATCGTTTATAATATCCATGCGATATTCATCGTAAATTAGTTGGTCTGCTTCTTCAAATAAAAGACTTCTTATGTTTGCTCCATAATTAGGAACCATTACACGTTCTCCTGGAGACGTAGTAAGTATGTCCATTATGTTTTGTTTCATGACAGAGTCAATATCTGAAACAGTTGATACTCCACCAGTGTCAGATGTAAAAGAAAATGGAATTGCTATAGATTTCATTATTTAAAGCCTACTAGTTATAGACATGGGTATAGTCTTTAGAGGAAACCCATGCATTTCCAATAAGGGCAGGTTCTGGTGGTTCTACATATGTGGCTGTTACCTGTTTTGCTAAAGCAGTGGTTCCAAGACCATCTCTTGCTACTTCTAAATAGGTACGCATATACGATTGTGTTATTTCGTGGCGTACAGACATGACATACCAAAAACCATCAAATTCAGTATTGTATTCATTAATACTTACAATTCCGCCAGGTTTAATACTTGGGTCAGATACCACCTCTAAACTAGCCCTCATTGGGAATTTCTTCCTTAATGCCCCAGTAACTAAACGTGTAGCCGTATCAAAAGAATCAGCATTTACAGTAAGCACATTATCAAATTGAGATTTTAATCCTGTTGCTAAACCAGATGACTCAAAGTTGTCACTATTTGTAACAGACAGCAACTGTCCAGATTTGTCCAACATATGGATAGTGTCAGCAGAACGAGCACCGTCAGTAGTTACAGCACCTATGCGTCCTTCAAATTTAAGTATTTGACCTGGCTGTGGGCTTGCATCTCCCTTACTTCCACGCATTGTTAAAAGCATGCTGTAAGAAACATTTTGGTACAAAGCGCTATAAGGGTCCCAAATTCTAATGTGTGTACCATCCATAAGTACAGAGTAACCAAGAAGTTCTGATGCCTTAGTTAAGAACTTCCAATCTGATTGACCAGATTGTACAAGTCGTGGAAACTTATAAGAGTTATTTGGGACAGACACAGAAAACTTGTATTTATTAGCAATTTGTTTTGCAATGTCAGAAATAGTTAAGTTTTCCCAAATACGAGAATAAGTTGATTTCATGGTATAACTAGAACCAAAACAATAAACACGTGTAGTTTGAAATGGACTTTTGTTTACAATTCCATCATGTGTATTAGCAATCGGTTCCACAAATGTTATATACCCATAGAAATTGAATATATCTTTACCAGTTAATTCAATACTAAATTTAATTGGAACATCAAGGTACTCGTGTATCAACTCCGTGTTCATACCAGCAAAATCAAGAATAGCAAGGTTGTGCATATTTTCTTTTTCTTCAACGGTAATTTGTTGCAAGGTCATGTAATTAACAGGAACGTTGTCAATAAATACTTCTACGTTTGGAGATAATTGAGATGCACTTTTAAAAATCATTTAAATGGAACCTTAATGACTGTCCCTTGTGTTATAAAGTCAGGGAAACCCAAAGACTTATTAAGGTCTGCAATTTTCCAATACAAAGTTGGGTCTTTTAAATGGTCTGCCGCAATTGATGAAAATGTTTCATATTGTTTTGTAACAATAGAAAAGTAAGAATCAATTGTATATGATTTACCCGTTGCAATTACTTTAGTATCTTCATTTCGTGTTTCAGTAGTTTCTGAATAACGAGAACCTTTGATAATCATTATCTGTCTTTCCAACCAGTTGTAGTGGTATTGCTTAAAATAGTAAATTTTAAACCACCATTATCAACTTCTTCCCAAGAAATTCCAGTGCCTGGACTTGATGCTTTGGTTTTAGTAATAAAAATACTGGCAGAAAGAGTAGTAGTGCCCGTGTACGGAGTACCATCTGCCTGTGTAATGGTATAACTAATATTATGTTGAATAGACATTTTTACAATGTTTTTAACATCTTTAAATAATGGCATACCGCTTTGGTTTCCATTATCAGACAAACTAACACCCCACCTGTTAAATCGTGGTGGTTCATTATTTTTTGTTTTATTTGCATTTTCTACAATTTTAGCGTTTGTAACTTCGTCACCCATAGCACCACCACTAGTACTAAAAGTTTTATATGCAATAGGGCCTTGTACTAACCTTTGAACAAGAGTTACTTTATCTGGAAGATATTCATCTAAAGAAACAGATGAATCAAGTGCCCATGTAAATTCACCTTTTGTTACCTTTTGACTAAGCGTTTCAGCAACACGAGAAGTAACTTCTGGAATACCAAAACCACTGGAGCCTTTAAATTCTATATCTGTTCCAAAATCATTAGAACTACGGTAATTATTCCAAAATTCGTGAAAAGAATCAAAGTTATGGGGGTACCCTACAGCAGTGTTTCTTAGTGCTCCTGCTGCTAGTGCTCGTTGTTTAAAGATACTTGTAGTTTCATAAACAAAGTTTGTTCCAGTATTTGCAATGTTTTTTCCAGCCGCTTGCGATGATTCGTTTGCTTTTCTTTCTGCTTCTATGTCTTTTACAGCCGCTTTTAATGCTGTTGTCAAATATGCTTCTTCTTTTGCAAAGCCAATATACAAAGCACGAATAGTTAAGTTAACAGCACAAACAGTTGGTACATAGTTTTTGCTAAATTTAGCAAAACGTACACTAGTTGATTCAACAAAACCTTCAACCATAAACAAAGAAGAAAACACAATACGAATAGGAAGAGGACTAAGAAAAGCGCCGTTTCCAAAGTTCTTTGTAATGTTTGTCTCAAAGCCAGTGGAATCAAAATTAGAAGCACTTTCACCAGTTGTACCAGTTGTTATTGTTTTCTTACCGTCGGTACCTGTGACTGTGGTAACAGTTGTGCCATCAGATTTTATTTCTGTACTGGTTGTACTACCATCTGAGTTAGTTACTGTAGTAGTGCCTGTAGTGTTAGCATTTGCTTGATTTGCTTTATCTGCTGTACTAAAATATGCTTTAATAAATTTTGCTGTATCTGGAGTAATTGACTGACCAATAATAGAATCTAAAACGTAAAGGTCAGCAAGAACACCAAGGCTTGCAACATCCCCATGATTGGTGGTATCACCATAGTTGTCTAAAGAACTTGTTAAAGGTGTAGCAGTATCTGTTGCCCACCCACCATTCTTTAGGTTTGTTGTAGCGTTACGTGCGGAAACAACTTCAGCCTCTCGGTTGAATGTTAATTCAAATGAAAAAGCCGCTGTACCAGCAACTGGCTGAAAGATTTGAGAAGGGTCTTGAAGCAAGGGGTTAGCCACCATTGCGTTCATTTCAACACTGCGGTCAATGGTTGCTGGGTTAAATTGGAAAAACAACCGTCTTTGTTTTACTGTTGCTGCTGATGGGTTGTCAACACCACCAAGCACAGAAGGGTAAATACCTCTAATAAAACCACGCTGTAAACGAGTGTCTACAAGTTGTCTTCCCCTAATAGGGTTATAGACGTCTGGTTGAAAAGGACGAGGAAAGATAAAGTTAGCGTTGTCATCTTTTTGACGGGCTAGAGTTTTACCCTTTTCATACGTAGACCCAAAATTCCAAAATTGATTTGATGCATATCCTGATGGCATTATGAGGACCTCAACATTGTCATTCGTACTTCCTGTTCAAGCATACTTGCAATTTCTTTAGCCATTTTGCGTAAATCAGGGGTAGAGCCTGATGTTTGGATATTAAAACTAGGTGCAACAGTAATAGTGTAGGAGTTGCTAGACGATTGTGCTGTTGACACAGATGAAGGACCTAAGATAGTAGGGTCTCCACCAGCAGAGGCTGATGGGTATGCACTGGATGGTCGTTCAGCAGGTTTCAAGTTAGATGTAGCGTAAACACTTCCAGAACCAATTACTTCACCAATGCTCATTCCAGAGTACTTAAAGGTAGAAGGACCAGAAAGGGATGAACTTATTGAGGTTGCGGAAACTTTCCCACTGCCACCAATTGAGTCACGTGATACTTCTGTAGAACTAGAACCTGAAGCCACAGTTGAATTAGGTGCTGTAGCAGTCCCAGATGCCGAGGATGCTGGTACCCCTTGACCACTTTCATATTCAGACCTACCAAAGGGAACACTGGATGGCTGGACGTGGAAAGGTTCGTCAGTCTGCATACCTTTTTGAGTAGCACCAGTAACTAAACCAAAGTTAGATGCATTGGCACGAATCCATTCGTTTTCAGACTGGCTTAGGTCAGCCGCAAGTCCAAGTTCATGCATAGACAATCCAGGAGGAGCCATTGGAGGACCACTCTCAGCATGCTTGTCATAAATCCAGACTTCACCGTTCCAGATGCGGTCAGCGTCTTTTGTCTTCTTTGTAGTACCTTCAGGCGCTTTAGAATAACGGCGACGGAAAGAAGCATCTTGACGAGCCGCACTACGACGTGCATCTCCAATTTCTAATTTAGGATTAGCAAGAAGCATCTGTTTAAGCGGTTCACGAAGTTTAGGGTCTAACTGGGCAAGTTTAGATTTGTTGTTAGCGCTTAATTTAGCCTCGGGAGGAGACGGTGCCGCTGGAGCAGCAGGAGTTGACACAGGTGCTTGACCATCGGTTGTAGCGTCTCCACCTAACTCTGTATTAGTACGTGCGCCCCAAACACCACGACCACGACCACGGCGACGCACAACACTGTCTACAGGGTCACCACCTGAGCCTGCAAGTGCAGCACCACCAGCGGTTAAGGCTAAAGTAGCGCCACCAGTAGGCACAGCACCCATAGCACCAGCAACCATCATGCCTACACCAGCAACTTTTTTACCTATATTAAAAGCAGAACCAAAAATATCACGATGCTTTTTGCTTGAAATACCTGCTCCTGCAATACCAGACAATTTTTCTTCAAAGGCTTGAAGTGCTTTTGTTGCTGCCTGGGTCATCTTTTCAAATGTGGCAAAGTTATCGTTTTGACGTTTGTAGAAGTTCTCCTCACGGTTGGCTTGAACTCGTGTAGTTTCTTCTGCTTGGTTAGCGTAGTTACCTTCAACACCCATTAACTTACGGTGCTCTTTATTAGATTGGTCGTAGTCGCCCTTACCACCCTTTTTCTTAAAGGCTACGTTTTGTTGCGCCATTTGGAGAACGAGGTCTTGCTGGTCATCTGCAATTCCTGCCATACTCAAGCGAGCACGGGTCATAGAACCTTGTTGAAAAGCACCTTTAAGCATCTTTTCATCACCAAGACCTGTGCGTTTAATTACGTCTTGATAAACCTGCTGGGCGGTTCGTTGCTTTCCACCAATGCCATACATACCTGTACCAAGAGTCATAAACATTTGGTTTGTTGTAGGTGCGCTTGCAAGTGACTTAGTCATACCTGCAACGTCTTCTGTGCTGTATGCATATCCAGAAGCGGCTCTCAAGGCTTCAACAGAACCTGCTTGCTTTTGAGCATTTAAACCTGTGGTTGCTTGTAGCCCAAGCAAAGTGTTAATACCACCCATCCCCAGTTTGTATTTCTGGAGGGGTTCACGGTATTGGTGATAAGTTTGGTTTTGGCTGAGTCCAGTGGTCTGCTGGTACAGCATGTTCATCTTGTCAGCGCCTAGGCTGTACTGAGCACCACGAGCCGCACGAGCATCCATTGCATTGATAGCAGAACCAGCAAGGTTTTTAATACCCTCCCAAGCAGCCGCTTTTGGTGATTGAGGAGGAGCGCCACCTCCGCCACCAGCCTCATTGATAATCATTGTCTTCTGGACGTTATAAGTATTGCCAGAGTTAACGCTAGTAGCGCCTTCTCCAGCACCAGGCATGTAACTGCTACCGCCACCGCCACCCTTAGCGTCCCCAATAGATTTCATGCTCTTGGCTACTTTGCCAAGTTCAGTTGCCCACTTTTTAGTGTCAGTAATAAGGGTAGGGAGGTCTGCCTTGAATTTAGTAATGTGCTTACTAAGTTCTTTAAACTCTTTGTTTAATTCAGTAAATGCAGACTTATCAATTGCGGCTTGGGAGTTGACACTGACTTTGCCGAGGTTTTTACCAGCCTCTGCTTGGTTCCCATTATTAAGTTCGCTCTGCCCAATGGCGTCTTCCATTACTATCCTCTACTTGAACTACGCCAGCGAGCCATTGAATACCAAAAGGCACGTTGACGTACTGTCATATATTTTAGGTCATTTAGACCAAACCCCTGATAGACAGTGGCTATTGACTCGTATTCCAGATAAGTAAACTGAAGGTTAACCGAATAAAAGTGAGACCCAGTCCATTAGAAGAGTTAGTTCTTCATTGCAAACGCCGCACTGAGTTTTCACCTCTTCCATCTTTGGACCTGGAGGGTCAGTGGTTAGCGACTTTACCAACTTGCTTCTATCACCAAGGTTGAGGGCTTTAGCCCAAACCTCAAGGTCTTGTGGCCTATCTGCACCGTCCCAGACGGTACAACGGGCCAACATAATCGTGTTTTGCTCTGCGGTTGTTTTACCTTTTTTAGCAACGTAAAGGCTGTCAGAACCTGTTGGATAATTCAGTTTTATAACTGAACCATTCTTGAGGGTGACTTCCATTGGCTTGTGTAAATCCTTAGAAGGGTTGTTGATTTTGAAGTCTTCATCAAGTTGCAAAGTAACAAAGTTTGTACCTCCACAACTACCACAAGTAACTTCTAGTTCACGTATCCGTCCATAGGTTGCTTTAATAGCACCCAAGAATAGAAGGTCACGGTCACCAATCATCAACTGGTCTACCAAAGATGTATTGTCCTGAATGTTAATATCACCAATAGACACAACAGCACGTGATAACAAGGCTGACATGTATTCGGCGTAGGACAATTCCTTTTTAGCAGATGCGGAAGCCAAAGCCTCTTCATCTTCACCTGTTAATTCACGGACAACTGCTGTTGTTTGCCATGCTTCTGTTTCATAGTTAAACAGACCTTTTAGTAAATCAACTGATGTAATTGGGGCATCATTAACTTCTGGAGCGGGGTCAGATATTACTGAGTTAGCAACATTTGTACTTGACATTTATTATTCCTTTTTATTTAAGTTTTAGTGAGCGCTAGGGAGAGCGGCGATGTCCTCTGGAGTCCATGCCAAAATCCAACCTTCGTTATGAAGAACCATTTCTTGAATCATAATGTTGTTGTCACCAGCGTTCAAACCGCCCATTGCGTAAGCACCAGGCCAGCAGTTAAACAACTTAATGCCCAACTTTGGAGTACCAATGAAAGTGGTTTTTGAACCAATTGCAACGCTGTCATTGTATGAAGCATTGGAGTGTGGGTGGTCATAGACCTTAACAATAATGTCGCAACGGTAGTCAGAACCACCAGTTGAGCCTGGAACACCTGACTGCCAGTTGTGGATAAAGCGTTGCCACTTCCACAGTTGGTCCTGACCTTCAATGATTCCACGTGAGAATGTCACGGGGTCAAAGTCAGATTGACCTACCATCTTGTGTGGGTGTGTGTTCATACCACCCTCACGATATGGAATCATCTCATTACGAACCGAAAGACCTGACATAGCGGCAAAGCCGATATTTCCGATTCCTGGTGCATACTGCGACAAGTTGATGGTATTCGGTGAACCAGGGTTATTTTGGTCCAGTGGGTAAAACTGAACTTCAAATTTAAAGTTACGAATTGGGTCTGTTCTAACGATAGGCATTAGTTACTCCTTAGAGGGTTTCTCTTACGTTGTTACCGCCAATAAATTGGCTGATGTTAATGACAATGAATTCTGCTGGTGATTGAAGTGATACACCAATTTCAATATTTACTTGACCTTGTTCAATTGAGGTGTTTGTGTTGTTAGTAGCGTCACAAGTAATGAAATACGCTTCTGCCGCACTACGTCCCTTGAGACCTCCACTTGCCCAGAAACTGGACAAGAAGTTTGAAATCTTTGCTGTAAGTTCTGCCCACAAACGCTCACCGTTTGGCTCAAACACAGCAAACTGTGAGATGCCATCAATGTTTGCTTTAATGAAGTTAAGGCTACGGCGTACAGGAATGTACTTTGTAATGTCTGTTTGTTTAAGGGTACGAGCACCATTAACAACAACTCCAGCGCCTGGAATGGCTTTCAAGGTGTTGATGTTTTCTGTGTACAGTGTTCCAACTTCAGATTCAGTAAAAGGTGTAGTTAAACCAAACACATTACGGACTTCATAGGCGTAGCCAGCAGGAGCCTTAGCAACTCCACGCTCAGTATCAACACGTGTGTACAAACCAGCAATTGCACCACCAGGGTATGTATTACGAAGTGCGGCAGTTCCAGAAGCGGCAGGGTTTGACATTTGCAGCATTGGGTAGTACACAGCAGCATATGAAGACTTGGTGTACGCCGCAACAGTGCTTGAAATAACGTTAGTACTTGTAGCAGTAATAAGTGGGTCAATAATCAAAAATGAGTTACCACGGTTTTCAACGTAGTTAATCGCATTATTAATAATTGTTGAGTTTGAGATACCTACAAGGTTAAACAACAATTGCCCATTGATTTGGTTAAAGTTATTAAGAGATACAGACCAAGCAGTTTGTGTTGCACCAGCAGTATTGTCTACAAGACTTACACCATCGTCACCCGTTGAAGGGGTTAACGTGGCATTAGTTACAGAGTACGTTGCGCCAACAAAGTTTTGGAAGTTAGATACTGAAAGGTACGATGAGTAATTGTTTATTACGTTTGGAACATAACGAGAATCATCAGGGGATAAACTCAATTCTGACCAACGCTCAACTTCTGCACCGTTATAAATAACAACAGCATTAAAAGTTGGAGTGGTATTAGCAAGTAAGCCAGCAGTAATTGTTACGGAAAGACCATTTCCCCACACACCAACGTTTTTAGCGTTAAGTTTAAACAAGGTTGTACCAGCAGTGCCATTAAAGGTTCCTGTAACGTTTACCGTGGCGGGAACAGCACTAGCGCCTACAACACGTGAAACATAAGCGGTACGCCCACCATTTGCAAAGAAATGGTAGACCGCATAGCCTAGTTCGTACGAACTTGAAACATCACCAAATTGGGCTTTGAATGAGTTCCATGAATCAACACTTACTGGAACACTTGGTCCACGAAGTGCCGTACCAAGAAAAGCGGCGGCAGTAGTAGTTGGTCCAGTAACAACAGAAGTCGCAAAAGGACTTTCTGTTACGTAGATACCAGGATTTGTGTATTGGGCCATTATAAACTCCTATAAGTGGAAATAGACGGGGAAAACATTTGGAAGTCAATAATCAATATTAGCGGTAACTGATTGAACTTGCTTGGAGCCATATATATCAGATGAGGTCAATTCAGCACCCATCTGCAACGTGTATATTTTGCGAAAAATACGCTTACGATAACCAGCCTCGGGGTCAAGGAGGTCAGCCGTAGTCCAGTCCAACAACTCCAAACGGCGGTTAGTGCCGTCAGCCTCTATGTTGATGGATGATTTACGGAATGGAAATACCTTCCGCAAAAGGGTTGCCGTTAACTGACGGTCATGTAGCGCCGTACGAGTAAACGTAGAAATCTGGTAAATAAGGTCAACGGGTATGAACTCATTAGTATGTAGAACTTGAAATTGGTTTTTATTTGCCAAGTTAGAAAAGTCTGGAGATTCACTGGGCCAGTACGTTAAAGCATCTGGACGCTTTTGCCAGTTTGTAGGAGCACTAGCCCCTCCAGCAGTATTAAAGTAAACCAACTCTGTTTCTGAATGCTGACGGTTACGGGCATGTACAAGGTCAATCATTTCAATAGTAATGAATGGGTACGTACGTTCTGTTTCCACTTCTGGGTAACGGAAGAACACTTGTACATCACGGGATTGGTCACGGTCATCATAAACAGTAATATTAGACAAAGCCTGTTTAAGGGCTTGGTCTTCGGCAAGTAGAAACCCAGTTCTAGACATTACGGTGCTCCAAAAGAGTTTTACGTAGGCTTGAATTAATTTCTTCTGTCTGCTTATCTTGTTGTTGCAAGATGCTTCCACGAAGTAAGGGAGTAGGAGCAAGGTGACCGTTGCCATACTCCAAGTTCATTGCCTGCTCTTGGGTAGCCTCATCACCAGTAATTGTGTAAGAAAACTGACGGTTGTCATGGACGTATTCAACCGAGATGGAGTCAGCAATTTCTGCCCAGCCTGTATCTGATTGGCTTGCCTGCTTGCGTAAGTCAGTTTGCGCTTTAGCGGCACTGCCATGCAAGATTTGCATTAGAACTTTGTCGTACTCACGAAGCATGTTATCCACATACTCAATGGCTCCAAATGTGCCCGTAATAATGCCACTAGAACTGTTGGGAGAATGAGTTAAAGAAGAGCCAGTCATGGCACACTCCCGAGTTCTAGGCGTTGGACCCCCATACGAGCACCGTATGGGTTACATTCATTTTATCAGGTACCAGACAACCTTGAAGGCCAAGGTAGGTTTTGAATGGAAAAAGCAGAAGGTCCTGTGTCAAAAGGCATTTCCTGACTGACATAGATTTCCAAACCTTCAACAACAATAAGGACGTCATCTCTAGCACGTCCACGAACTTTGTAGGACATTACGGACATATAGCGTCCGTCGTAAAGGAACACGTCATTAAGGTGGTGCTTGTACTCAAAGGGGTCTGTAATACCTGCAACACGGAAATCCTCTACAGATGCCACAAGGTTGACAATCTGCACAGGCTGGCGACCTTCAGGGATAGCACGTTTGGTGTCTTCAGCCTCTGTAACCATCAAGACAGGAACTACTACACCAGTCTTATACTTACGACCAGATACACCGTATCCGCCCTCATCGTAGACATCATCGTATGTAGAGCCTGCACTAGCAGATGCGGCAAATGGTTGGTATTCAAACCACGTTATCGTCTCACCAACCTCACGGTGGTAAGTACGGTAGTGCTTCCGAATATGGGCTAGTTCTCTACGTACATCCATTAGATAAAGGTATTAGACACGTATCCGTATGGAGGTTCCATGTCAATAAAGACATCCTCACGCAATGGCTCATCTTTAGCAGTAAGCAAAATGTGTCCTTCACTATCATCAGCAAAGATGCGCTCAATCGGACCATAGTCACCCAGTTCCTTGGCTTTAAACAAAGGAACGTAGCGGTTAGTAGTACGAGACACACGGCGGAGGCTGAACTGCTCAATACGCTCAGGACCAATGTTGAGGTTATTGGCATGCTTACGATATTCAACTTCCCATTGCTGACAGAGGCTTTGGAGCATACGGAAACGAGCACTTGCAGGGATGTGTACGGACTCTGAGGTCATGATGTCAATGTCACGGGCGTATTCTGTCATAAGAGCCTGTAGAGCCTCCACAAGCGCTCCTAGACCCACTACGTCCAACACAGCGGCGTTAGCCTGCTCTAGTGGAACACTGATAGTAGGGGTGTGGAAGTTGATAGAGCGTTCTGAGTAAAACTGAAGGTCTTCAGGAAGAATCCACTCATAGTAGTACCCTTCAATCATAATCTTAGTATTGGCTGCTGGAGTTGCCGCTAGCCGTAATATACCGTTACGGTTATCAATGCTGTACTGACTAGTGGTTAGTTCAGTTGCGCTGGCACCAGTAGTGCTAGCAATCCACAAAGTACTACTGTCAACATTAGTTTGTCCTAACTCGTAAGTACGACCAACAGCATCAAAAGATACTTGGAAGAATTTAGGGAAGTCACGAAGGTATGTACGTGCCAACTGCATTGTGTGTTCAAGTGGGGTTAAAGTAGCCATACTCTATTTTACTGCTCTCCTGAACTTTCGCCTGGAATGGTGTCTTGAGTAGGTTGATTTACCTGTGGTTGAGATTCACGATAACGGTGTGTCATTACCCCACGAATACGTGTAATGTCCGTCACAGAGCCAGAAGGTGTAGATATGGGGCGTACTAAATCAGTCACCATAACTCCTTTGGACACGCAGAATGTAACAATTTAACTTTAGCAGGCATGAAGCAATAGCACAGAGAGCACTGTTTGGTAGTCATCAACTCGGGGCAGGATTCACATATAGATAAACGATTATCTGCTGTTTCAACATCTACATATTCAGTTTCAGGGTTCAGAAAATCTAAAGGAGAGACGTTGCCTTGTTCTTGCTGTGCAAGGTTTTTAGCCTTCCACTCTTGCCACAAACTCATTGTTTCCCCTTAGGTATAAATTTTTCCCCGTCCCAAGTGTCACCAACACTGCCAATGGGTCCCGTGTATACGGGTCTTTCTACGACTGTTGTAAATTCTTTTCCGTCCCACTCAGACCCATACACTAAATCTTTATCATGTAAAACAAACGTAGGGTTTGAAAAGTATGCAGAAACCATTAGTTCACGCATGTTTCCTTCTTTTGGAATAGGGATGCTAAAAGCAACATCACCTTCAACAACAACAACAATATAATCCATTTAATAATCCTTTAAGTTTTTATTACTTTTAGTTATTACAAATCTGCCGTACAACTTGAATCTACCCAATAGTAAGCAGATGTTATTGGACACAAAACCACACTATATGTAACCCCATAGTTACAACCTCCATAAGGAAGAAAACAACTGTAACAGTACGTGTCATCTCCAAAAACATAGTTATACGGGCTAAAAGGTTGCCTACTGCTTGGGTAAACAACTACTTTTCTGTTATCTGCTTGTCCGTATCCGTATCTTTCCATCCACATTACCCACCCATTTGGTAAATTATTGGCATTTTGTGAAGTTACTCGGTCAGTACATTCACCTGTGTTGGTCCAATCGGTAGCAACATGGTCCGTACATCCTGCTTTTTCTATAACTTGGCGGTATTGGTTTTGACCATTGCAGTAACTACCACAGTGGACTACTCGTGTTTCTTGTGCTTTGTTGGTCCAGCCATTAGTACCAGCCGTTTTACACCCACACGCATCTTCTGTACAAGTAGTCTCAGAAACTACGTTATATGGAGAGGTGGGTTCGCATCCACTTTTTGTGTAAGTTGTTGTAGTAACTGTCTTACTTCCACATGTTCCACAAAGTGCACCAACACTTGAAGAAGACGAACCCCATCCTGTGCCACCATTGGCAACAGTACGACAATCTAAAGGCGTTGTAACGTTTCTAACCGTTGGGATATCACTAGTACCTGCGGAGTTTGTTGCTGATAAGTAATAATTGTATGTAGTGTTTTCCACTAATCCAGTAATAGTAGATGTTACATCTTGGGATGTAGCACCCGTAAGAGCAGTAAGTTCTGTGCCTGCGGTGTACGCACCATCTGCATTCTTTTTGTAGTAAAAACGAGGGGTAGCAGAAAAGTTGTTAGGGTTAACTGCACCGTTGGCAGTAATTCTGTCAAATGCAGATGATGTACCTGCGGCAGTAGTGACTACTGGTCGGTTGCTCCAAACCTCTGTCCAAACACCTGGAGAAATACAACGAAACACTTTTTTAGCGTTTTGCCAACCGCTTTGATAAACCTTAACGTTTACCCAAGAAGTAAACCCACCAGCGCCAGTAGCCCACCCTTTAGGTGTATGGCTATTACTGCTAGGCATTACGCTACCTGGATGTAAATGTCACCAGCAGCGCCACCGCTTGGTGTTGCAGAAGTTCCTACAGTAACGTTTCCAACAGTTGGTCTGCCTGTAATACCTGTCCATGGAGCAGCCGTGGCTGTACCAGTAAGGTTTGCTGTAATAGTTCCAGCAGAGAAGTTACCACTACCGTCACGTTGAACAAGGGTGTTAACAGTGTTTGCAGTAGCAATTGGGTAATACTCAGCAAGGTTTTCCCATAGAGAAGAAGTAGTTTTAAGGTATACCTGAGATTGACCAGTAGAAGAAGACACTGATGTGTTAACAAAGATGTCACCAACATTGCCCAAAGTGCTTGAAGGTGGGTTTGGAGCAGTAAGTGCTCCTGAACGCACCATGCTACTTGGAGTAATAACTCTTTTATCAATAATACGAGTACTTGAGATAATGTCAGAAGTACCAGAGGCACGATAAACAGCGGCTAGAAAGACATCACCATCTTCTAGAGTTGGAAAGGTTGGGTTAGACCCAGCAGTACCTGTACGAGCAGTTAAAGTTCCTGTTGAGTTAATTACAACAATATCAAAACGAGCGGCGCCTGCGGTTCCTTGACCTAATGACAAAGAAGTTGTGGTACCACTACCTGCAACGAGAGTACGAAATACTCCATTAGAAATTACTTCACCATTAGCGACAGTAACAGTTTGGTCAGGGGTTGAGTTGGCGGCAACTAAGCAACCAGAAATAACACCAGTCTTACGGTCACCGAGGGCTTGGAAGTCTCCACTATCAGGCTCAGACTGGTCAATTACAGAAGCAAGTGGAGCGTTCGGGATTTGGAAACCCATTAGTTACCTCAGAGAGTGTCGTAGATGTTTCCGTGTGCCTTTAAGTGTTCAAAAAGACCAACGGGGATGGTATATGTTTTGCCATCCTCAAAATTATAAGTCTTGCCAGCCCAGTACATAGCCCATGTACCTTTGATGCGTGAACGCTTGAGGTCAGGGTTTGTTGACGGTGCAGGAGTTGCAATAACTTCTTCTTCATCAGAGATAGGTTCTGCAAATACATTTGTCTTACGAGTAGTTGACACGTGGGGTCCTTTTTGTAGTTGGGGTTTTGGTGAAAGTGGGGGACTTGCGTCCCCCACCAATTGCTCACTCCTTTATCAGGAGATTGCGCCACCGAGGGTGTTGATAAGTACACGGGATTCTGCGGTGATGACACCGAAGCCCCAGATTGCGTACCAAGCAAGTCCATGCTCACGACCAAAGTCAATGACGCCACCGTCACGGAGTTCCACTGGCAATGCAATGGCTTGTCCGAAGGCGTTGTCACCAATCATGATGGCTGAGTATGAGTCAGCCGAAGGCTCTTGAGCGCCAGCAGATGCTGTGTTGATGTCAACAACGCCTGAACCAAGCGATGAAGTCTTCAAGACCTGTGTGGTTTCAATGAATACTACGTCATAGAGACGACCAATTTCACCAAGCATGAAGTTACCTGGAGCGGCATACTTTGTTACTTCAATGAATTCAGGCCAGTCACGGATTGAACGGCTCTGTGAAGGGTGAACGAAACATACGTAAGTATCACCAAGGCGAGGAATGTTCTGTCCAGCAAGTACTTCAACTGCGTCCTTGATGGAAGCAGGTGACATGTAGCCAGGAGAAGCAGAAGCACCAAGAGTACCTGCATCATAAGGCGAGATAGCACCACGGGTAGTAGCGGCTGTACGACCAAACACAACGTTTGGAGCAACAGCGGAACCGCCACCAAATGGGATACCAGCAGAGTAAAGCGTGTTACGTGCCTGGGCGTCCATTGACTGAGCCATGTGACGACCAAGGAGACGTGAAGCCGAAGCCATAACGTCATCAAATGATGCGTTAAGAAGCAATTCGGTTACAGCAGTTGCTTGACCTTGTTCTTTAACAGTGATTTGAATCTGGCTAGCAGAGAGAGCCACTGGCTCCATGCGAACGCCTTCAACCAACTGTGCGCCTGTTTGCTCGTTAACCGAAAGGTTGTTGTAGCGCATGAAGTTAATTGTGAGACCTGGCATAACACCAAGTTCTGTCTTCTTAACTGCAAACTGCTCAAAACGAAGTACTGGCATTGCTTGGAACAAGATTTCTTTGGACCAAATTGTCTGGATTGCTGGGGAAAGTGTTGAATCACTTGAGTAGCCTGTGGTGGTAATTGCACCAAGACCTGCTCCTGTAATTGCTCCACCAAGTGGGGCTGGAAGGGCCATTGTTTATCCTCCTAGGATAATATTTGTTATAAGTTAGTACCGACCCCTACGAGAGGGGGTGGCATTCATGAGCCGTTCACGCATCTTTGCATACTGTTCCATTGGCATATTCCGAATATCTTCGGCTGTAAGCGTTTGGTATTCCGTTTGATTCTCCATTGGCCCAACGGGAGGTGCCGTTGGAGGCACTCCCCTCAAGCGACCCTGCTGTTGCTGAGTTGCTTGTTGGATTGACTCAATAATAGCACTACTTCGTGTACGAAGCACAGCGATTGAGTTTTCTATTTCCTCTTGACTGTTTCCAGCAATGAGGTCAATAAGTTCTGGAATGATTGCTTCTTGCTCTTCGTTCAAACGACGACTGCGATATGACTGCAAAGCCTGCATTTCACGTTCTTTTTCAAGCAGTGCTTCTTGCTGAGAACGCTGGTGTTCAATCTCGTCAAAACGCTTTTTGTAATCTTGCTCAATCTGAGACAACTTTACGTTGAATTCGTCTTCACGCTTTAGAAGGAGTTCTTTTGCACTTAGTTCAGAAGTTTCACGCTCACGGATAAGTTCTGATTCTTTAGCGGCACGTTTCTCTGCTTCTTCCATGGCTTTTTCACGTTCAGTCGTGATAATACCAAGTTGCTCTTCCATTGCCTTTACTCGTGTATCGGCTTCTTCAAGACGCTTGTACATCTTGTCTTTTTCCTGCTTACGGATGCCTTCTACTTCATCCTCAGAAAAGAGTTTGGAATTGCTTTTTTTCATTGCATCCTCTACAAATTGCTCCACTTGGGGGGAGTCAACTGGGACTGTAATGATGTCCCCTTCGGGGATATTAGGGTTCTTTGCCATAGTGGTTACCTACCTTGTTTGTTTGGCTAATTGGAACTTATGTTGTGAAACGTTTAGTTATCTTCGTCAGGATTACGACGCTGGGCGAACCTTGCACCGTAAGCCTTACTTACAATTTTATTTACGAGTTCCCCTTCAATGCCGATAGCGGCACCGACCCCAGGGAGGGGGGCAGATGCTTCCGCACCTGTTGTAGATACATTAGCACCTCCAGCAGAGGCTGGCTCAACACCTGATTCACCAGAAACCATGCCAGTTGCCATCATAATGGCTTGTTGAATTTGTGCTCGCATCATGTCTAAAGCACCTTGGTCAAGGGCGTCATCTTGCAGTTCTTCAAAGATTTCTGCCATCTTTTCGTTGGGGAATTCTTCGCCAAGAATGCGAAGAGCGCCACGCTTAGACTCCAGCCCAAGTTGCATCTTGGCTTGGACTTCGTTGAGTTTAATGAGAACGTCAACTGGCAGTGGCTCAGGCCAGTGCACAGTAGTGTGATAAGTCAGAGGGTCAAGTGGGTCCAACTGTGTTAGTTGGTCTGGCTCAGGCATTGCTGATTTAGAACCATCAAACAACAACATCTGTGGTTCAAATACAGCCGCAGTACGGATAATGATTTCATTAATCCGCTCAAGACCCTTAGTGAAGTGAATCTTCTTCATGTTAAAGCGGTTCATCATTGGCTGATACTGGATAGCCAAAGCAACGCCAGAGGTATTAGAAATTGGTTGCATTTGACCAAGTGCCGTTTCAGGCACACCAGTAATCTCATGCATAGTGCGCTTAATTACTTGGATGTATTCCAGTGCACCAGACATCTCGCCACGTGATTCAAGGTTAAATACGCTGGCATCTTTAGGAAGACCCGCCCAAACCTTCTTGGGTCCACGCTCCAACTGGGAAGCCTTAGCACCAGTAATGATTGTTACGGGGGCGGCGTGGTAGTTGATGATGTCAGAAACTTCAACCATCTTTTCGTTAAGTTCACGATTAAGTGGGATGATGTCCCAAATGTCTGATTGACCCCAAGGCGACGACGAAATGGTCACATTAGGAATGTGAACGATTGGGATTGTTCCAAGTGCATTTGGATACTCATCCACTAATTCATCGTTGATGAATTGCTGTACAAGGTCATCAGAAAGGATTTCTGTAAAAGTGTAAACCTGACGAGTACCTTCAGGAGATGTACCCCAAAAACGGTACTTTAACTTGAAGCGAAGAAGACGGTCACGGTCATGGGGGTGATACTCAGGAAAGCAATGCGCTGGGTTCAGTGGAACAACACGAATACGACCAGGATGTGGGATACCCACAGAGTCTACAAATGGCTCTTCATAAGCAATTTTAACAAAAGCATCTCCTGTAACCGACGCAAGTTGTCCTAGTTCCCACAAAACGTAATGCTTGTTGTTATGCATATCCCACACTTCATGCAAAAGGCTGGGGATAATAGCGGCATTTTGCTCTGGACAACGGAATTGAATTCCTTTACCAAAACAAAAGTTAGTGATGTAGTCCGACATCGTACGGACATAGTTCATGTAGAACTGTGATTCACCCATTTCACGGCGGTAAGACCAGTGGTGACCAAGGTACCAAGCCCATGCAGATGCGTAGCGGTTTAGGCGTGGACCATGTACTTCAAACTCTTCGTCTGCAAGTTCCACCAAACCAAGTGGAGAAATCGCAACGGTGAGGTCGCTAGAAGACGCTCTGTAGGATGGGGACCAAAAATCAACTGCCATGTTGCATACACCTTACCACCAAGTACTGGTAGTTATTTACTTCAGGCTTTTGGAGCAGTAGTTTTTTTAGCAGGTGCTTTTTTAGCAGGTGCTTTTTTCTTTGCTACTTCAGCAGTAACTTCTTCAACAATTTTAGGAAGTTCTACAGATGCCTTAGTAAGGAAGTTAGCCGTTCCCTTGTCACCAACAAGTGTGCTTGCATATGCAAGACCAGTGATAACAAGTGGCATGATTGCGGCTTGTGCGCCTGGGTCAATGTTTGCCTTAGCAAGGAAATAAGAGAGAGCGCCAACGACTGCTCCCTTGAGAGTCTGGTCTGCGACTTGCTGGTTCTTTGTAGCCATGAATGCTCCTGATAGAAGGGGATACCCCAATGATACTACGTTTAGCGGTGTAAGTAATTAATCTTCTTTACCATGCCCGCAGGAATCATAATTCCATTTCCAGCATGTGTGTCATTAATGAGTGACACTAACTTGATGCACTCAGCATCTTTGTGCATGAGATAACCAACTGAAAGTGATTTTGCTGGTTTAGCCTTTTGAATTTCTTCATGACCAAACCAACCATTTTCAATGTCGGAAGCGTCTAACCAAAGGACCTCAACAAGCGGAGGTTTAGTAGGGTTCTTCTTCCCGAATACAGATTCTACGAATTTCTTGAAGTCGGGTAAAAGTTCCATTTGGCTATTCTACACCTAGTAACTTGCCCTTATAAAACATGGTTCCGTCATGGATTGGAAGCATTTCGGGGTGGAAAGCACCATCACCCTCTTGGTAGTAAATAATCCCAAGCCCCTGTTGCCAATCCTCTACGCAGGTGATTGGGCGACCATCTAGGTCCATGCCACCCTTGGTAGATGGCACCATACCGTCCACACGGGCTAGACAGCCAAAGGAGATGGCGGCAATGGTCTTTGGACCATCCCAGTCGCTACGGGTGCGCTCAGCCCACTCACGGCGGTGAATATGACCATAGACCACAGATGACTTTTCTGTGCCTAGGTACTTATGGGCGGTAGAGCCACCCGAAGCCACCTTGGTTCCATGGATAATCTTGATGCGGTTGTTTAGCCAAAACTGGCTGGCTGGGTATCCAGCGAAGTACTCCACCCCAAAGTCCTCAAAACGGCACAGGAAGGGAATAGAGAGCACTGGGAAGGAGGTAGGGGTATTACCCTGCTTCAACCCAAATGCGGCTTTAGCATTGTCAATGATGTAGTTCGTAAGACGAATCTCATGGTTACCTTCCATCCAGATAATACGAGCATAAGGAGCCGCATCTCTGATTTGGGCGCACAACGTGGTTAGGTAATCAATTGTTGCTTGGGTAGTCATAGAGAACGCAGGACTCAACCGATACTTTGACATCTCTGGAAGGTCAGCGTTATCTCCGTTGAGGGCTACGATGTCAGGCTTTTCTGCCTTGATAACTGCAAGTGCGTAGTCCATTGCAACTGGGTCGTGGGTACTGACCAGTTCTCCATTTGCATTACGAAAGAACCCAGCCTGGATGTCAGGAAGAACAACACATTTCTTCCAAGTAGACACCGACTGTTTAACAGTAACTTTAGGCAACTTAATTGCAGGACCTTGGTTAACAGGGTCCCACTCAGGACCTTCTGCCCACTTAGGTGAGAACTGAATAGCCGCAAGGTCATGGATTTGTGCTTCACCATCTTGGTCTTTAGTCAATGACTGATAAAGGCTTACACGTTTTACAGAACCAATTTCATTGATGTCAATGTTTTGACGGTCAAGGATTTCTACTAACTTGCCAAGGGCTTGTGCTTTGGACTCAGGGGGTGTGGATAATTTATCGGCTAATTCGCTCACAAGAGCACTCCTTGTTTACGTGGCGTTGAACAGTTGAAACACTTACAAAATGACCAAAAGAATCAAGTACTTTTGATAACCATGAGGCGCTAAACCTTTTGGACTTTCCCATCCCAGCATCTTGACGAATACCGTCAACTGCTTTATCTAGGGCTTCCATCTCTTCCGCAGAGAGGAGGTCACGAATCTGTGAGAATTTGCAATTCACGCCTATACCGTGTGCTTGTGGCGTTTTTAATGCCTCAACAAGTGAATGTGTTTCCACTGGTATTCCTTCTGTTAGTGCGGTTTATTCACAAACCACATCACCAACATACTATCATCCCAGTCAGGCTGTCAACTACTGCTTATCTACATGCCAGTCAATGTGGTCGTTAAGGCGGTCCCCAACTTTATCAACACTACTTTGTACTTTATTTAATTGTTGCATTACTTGACCGTGGTCAAGGGAGTTAGCCTTTTTCATTGTTTTAAACTCTTTAATGGAAAAACCAAAGGTTGTTATTACCGCAACGATAATAGTGGCAAGTGCGGGGTCCATGTATTACATTCCATGTCCAGCATCAAAGTGCTGACGGCGAATGCGAACAGGAACGTCAGAGGCTTGACCAGCAGTGTGTGGGCGTACAAACCCAAACCTATTGGTATGAGGATTTAATGCATATTCACCTGAACCAAAAGAACCACGTTGTTTTTCAGTTAGGACACCAATGTGCCCTTGCTCTGGGTCTGCCCAACGAGCGTCGTCACGGTCCATGTCAAATGTTGGTGCAGTAACGGTACGTCCTGATGAATCTTCAACAGTTAAAAATTCGTGAGGAGTGTCTTTCTTCTTTTTTGCAACTGGAACAGCAACGTTACCACCACCTTCTAGTACCTGTTCAATACGTGGGGCAGTCGTAAGTTCACTAACGCTACGTGTAAGATTAACGCTTCTGTACGGAATGTCTTCTTCTTTATCCACAACACCACGCATGTCTTCTTTTGTGTATTCAGATGTAGATGCACCAGGAAGGTGTTGCAAATCTTTTGGAATCATAATGCCACTTGGATGTTCTTCGTATTCTCCAATAAGAGTAGGAGCCGTAGGAAGTTTATGCCACGGGATGTCACTCAAAGTGTTTCTACGGAACACGGGGTGAAGACCTGCTGCCCAAGCCTCTTCAGCGTGGCTTCGTTGTGAGTCACGAAGGTGTGCCAAGAAAAGGTCAGGGTGTTCTGCGCCAAACTCAGTACGAACACGTTGGGCACGTTGTGAAGCATCATTTGAAAAACGACCTGCATCACTAAGACAGTTTTCTCGGCATCCAGGTGTAGAGCAAGAACCGCAAGTATCAGCAACTCCCGATGTACCAGCAGGTGCCAGAGCAAGTGTGGCTTGTAAACCACGCTGTGCCATTGGGTTTGTAGAAGTTTCGTTTTTATTTGTCTTTGTGTTGGATTTTTGACCAACCAATAGTTGCAAGTTACGACTAGCGCCTCTGGACTGTGCAAACTGCTTGAACTGTGCGCCAGCACGGGCTGGTGGAATGCGGCTTAGGTCAGTATCAGAAACTTGCTGAAGAATTTTAAAAAGAGGAGTTGCCACAATTATCCCTGTGAGTACCTGAGTTGGCGGTTTACAGATGTTTCTGAGTTACCACGGTTACCTTGGCGGTACGCCTCTTTACCAGCACCACGGTATTTTCCAGCAGGCTCACGGCGCTTGTGTTCATCAGCACCATTACCAATGTCCGTAGAACGACGGGCTTCTTTAAACACTTGAGGCTTAAATTCATCCAGAGGGTCGGTGAATACTTCTCCCGTACCTTCCATGGTCTTTTGTTGTGCTACTTGGGCTTGAGAACCACGGCGCTGTGGTACGTATTTGTTACGTACTTCAGCCTGAGAATACGTGTAGGACTGTCGGGAGGCATGGAAAGAAGATTTCCGAGAGCGACCAACATCAAATTTATAAGTACCTAATGCACCTGCGTATACAGGAGAAATAGGTAAGCCAGAGACTGATGAAGTAATAGAAGGTAAACCTACCCTCTGTACGTCTTGTTCTCCACTATCCCCAGTAGTGGGTGCACCACTGTCTCCTGTGGCAGGGGCACCACTTGGTGGAGCGCCTGCGTCCATTATTTAGTCGTTTACGACAGTTGGGTTTGGACGGTTCATGTGAGCACCTGTATTGAAGGCATACTCAAACTGTGGCATTGCATCGCCACTCATTGCACCCTGTACAAAGTCTGACAAGACTGTTGGGGCTTCAATCCAAGCGGCAGAGCCTACGTGAGCACGTTCACGCATGGTGTCCATTGCATGCTTAAACTGTGCTTCAGGATTGCTATGGTTCATGCGACCACCATTAGGTGAGGTGTCCATGTATGCACCCTGAGCGAAGTCATGAGGAACATCAGTGTCTGTTGCAACACCTTCTTCAAAACGAAGAGGTCCTTTATTCATTGGGATGCTAGGAGCAAAACTGCTCTCAAAAACGTTAACGCCCTTTTCAGGGAACATTGGGTTTGGTGATACGGTCACTTAATCCTCCAAATAGGGATGTGGTTTACTTAATACCACTTTACACTACTTTAAGGGTATCTACCTGAAAAACGGATTTTCGCTAATCATAATCTGAGGCATAGTATCTTGAATGGTCATATGACAGGCAATAGCCAAGGAGTCTGGGTAGTCATCAAAGGCTCCCTTTTCATTCGGGGCGGCGGCAAGCATATATGGACCTCTGTATACCTTTTCAAGGTCTGACATTTGTTGGTTAAAACGTTTCCAAGTACGGTTGCGGCGAGCCTTACTATGACCAGGGATAATCAATTGCTCACGCTGGATAAGTTCAGTTAGATGAACCCATCGTTCGTTTTGAGCCTTGGAATCAGAAGACACAGCAAGAACCTCAATGTCGGGAAGAAGGACCTGTAGGCGTTCCGCCACAGCACCACCAACACCTTGGGCGTCAACACCCATACGTAACACATCATAGTTACGGATGAAGTCAATTATTTCAAAGTATTGGGTTTCCCATTCTTCGTTGTTAATCTCAAGCCAGTTGAGGATTCGGTGCTCATAGAAACCAAATGGGTCTGGGTGGTCCCAGTCAACCCAAAGAACTGTGACAACTGTAGAGTCGTTTGCACGAGCAACGTCAATACCAATAACAACTGGTGTTCTCCACCATTGCTTTACAAGACCCATAGAAGGGTCATACAGGCGGTCCATGCGCTCTTCGGTAACAAACATACCTTTTTCAAGAATCCATTTGTTTACATAAGACATCTGGAATTCGTCTGAGTCCTCACCAATACGCAGTTTTTCTTTAGAAATAAACTTGCCGTAGTTATCATTATATTTTGATGCGGTCTTATAGTCATATTCAAAATGACATGGACGAACTTTGCGACCACTTACAGCACGACGTTTGTTGTACTGAATTGCCTTATAGAAATAACATTTGTTTCTACTAGCCGTTCCAGTTAAACAAATAGAGCCGTTGTTGAACGCCAACATGGGTTTGATTGATTTGTTAACCATGAATTCGTCGGCTTCCTGAGCCTCGTCAATAAGAACAAAATGGTAGGTTTTAGATTCAATCTTTGCCTTGGGGTTACAGGTCTGCATACGGCAGAGTGACCCAGAGTGCTTCAAAGTGATGATACGACCACGTCCACGAGTACCACCCGATGTAGCCTTGTCATCAATCTCAGGGTCAAGTAGGAAGTCCAGAGCGTGGTCACTTGTCAGTTTTGAGACAATACGCCCAAACACAGTTTCAGCCTGTTCTTCGGTTGGTGCAAATACTCCAACCCAAAAGCCCTTAGCAAACTTTCCTAACCATGTTGGGTAGATGGGAGCCAACTTTGGCAAGATGACCATCATGCCAGCCATAACTGCTGACAGTACTTCAGATTTACCTGACTGGCGTGTAGCCACCACTGTCAGTTCTTCACCGTCTCCTAAGACAATGGACTCAATAATGCGGTAGGCAATAGGCACCTGATAAGGGAAAAACTCTATATCGCAGAACTCTTCGGTAAATACAAGCAACCTTTTTACAAGGTTGTCTAGGAATTCCGCAGAGGTTTCGTCAAGTTCCTCTACTATCTCTTCCGCAAGTAGTTCTGTTTGTTCTTCTTCTGTTAGCACAATACAATAATAGTCTAACTACGTCGCTCTAATTCATCCCAAATGGAATTAATGGCAGTAATGGCTTCGGTTACGGTTTCTTTGTTGCCATTTCTGAAGCGCCATTCATCAAATGCTTGACCAAAGGTCATGATGGAACTATCAAGCCACCCCACTAATGCTGGTGTTTCCATCTTGGATACACGACTGTCTGCTTTATCTTTTAGTTCTTTATTGAAGAAACGCATTACCAATTCCCGATGTCTGTTGGTCTAGTGTCCATAAACCTAGCACCTAAAACCCCAAGTTCTGCTTCTTGCTGGTCTTTGTATTTCGTTTTCTTGCACAAGCCTATTTGAAATGATTTTTTGTGTAAAGATATTTGAAGACCTTTACCAATGCGCCAAGGTTCATCTATTTCACGCATAAACCCAGAGCCAACGTACAGTTTCTGGGATTTATCGTAATCTCTTGTAATCCAATACACAGGTCCTGCTGACTGGACGCTATTGATGGTGTCTTTAAATAGAAAATAACCGAATAGGACTATATCTAAAATCCAGTATGGGCTTATGAAAACGGTAAAGGCTACTGAAAGGATAAAACCAATTAAAGGCCAATATGGTATTGCTTTTTTAAAGCGAGAAAACAGACGGGTCATTAAGTTTTCTGTAGTCAGGATAGTTGGTAGTCCATGCATCAATTGTTTGCCCTTTTGAATCTGATTGACAAAAGTCTAAGTATACCGAAGGGGGCACGTTGTAATACGCATATATATCTTCAGTTTTACGTTTTCCATTTTTACGTGTTCCACCAAACTGTACATACGCAGTACCAGTCAGCCCAGTCATTTTATTAGGTACAAAACGATGTTTAATAACACGAGTACTTAGTTCTGGACCTTGGTAATAGTCAGGTTCTGGGATTGAGATAACTGTTTTAGTATCAAACAAAGAATTATATTCTTTATTAGATTCATCAATCTGCTCTTGGAATTGCTGACCTTTTTCAGAAAGACCACCACCCGTCAACCATGACGGGGTAGGGCTACTTGTTTCAATGTCATCCCAGTTTTTACGAAGACGTTCACGTCCTGCTGGTTGAATTCCTGGTGGTTTACGAGGCATCTGTTTAGCCTACCGTATTATTCAGGCTTTGGAATTGCTCGCCATGCGGCTTCAAACTTTGCAGCGTCTTTAGCCATCTCTGGAGAAAGTTCTACATGCAACCACTTGCCCCCAAAACTTCCAGCGTTATCATCCTTGGTGAAAATCTTTACCCCTTTAGAATTTTCTCCTCTTGAGCACCTGAAGCCTCTTCCATAACCCTGCACTTTGTCCTTGACGTTTGTGTCAAATGCGTAGTCGTGGATTTCTTCAATGCCAAGTTCTAACGTGTGTGCCAACAAGAAGTCCCACATAGCAACGCCAACCTTACGGTCAGTGTACCCAAGGTCTATAGCGGCTCCAGTGGCATGAACAGACATCCACTTTTCCATGCCTGGGTCACCAATCTTCTTACCTTCGGTATGAGAATTTCGCATCAATCGGGCAACATAAATTCCCATATTGGTGGCTTTGTATCTCTTGGCACAAAGTTCGGCTAATTTTAAGGTTCCAGGCTGTGCCTTTTTTCCGTCAAAACTGGGGTAATAAGAGTATTTTCTGGTCATGAATACAGTTTATCTTAAATCAATCATGCATGAATACCCAGTCGTCTTCTTCGCCATCCCACCTGTACATTTTTCCATCAGCAGGCATTGCATGCGGAGGTTCCCAAGCGTTATTTACTAAAACCCATGACTCGTAAGGCTTTGGAGACAAGTAGTTTACACCATCATAGAAATCGCCGATACAAACATTGAGTGCATCGTTGTCACCTATAAAGATGTACATATCGGGATTGTCAAATGCGCTAACTATTTCTTCTTCAGCAACAATTAAGTTCTCAACGATGCTTTCGCTATTTAATTTTGCCCAAACATTATTGCTTGGTTCTACTTCGGGGATTTCTACATTAAACATTTACACCCCAAAACACTACTGAGCCGTTTCCGCCTCTACCGCCTGCATAGTAAGTACCGCTTAAATAGCCACCGCCACCGCCGCCACTGCCGTTACCATCAGAACCAGCAAAGCCAGCCTGAGCGCCAGCCCCTCTGCCTCCAGAATAACTACTTCCACCCCTACCTTCAAAACCTCCGTAATTTCCGTGGTAACTACCACCACCGCCTGCGCCAAAAACGCCAAGAGTACCACCAGGGAACATCATTGGTAAACCCGCTCCACCATCTCCACCTGTATATAATGATGCGTGCGAACCAGCACCTCTAGAACCACCGCCACCTCCGCCTTTGTATGGGTTCCCTGTGTATCCGTAACCACCATTTGTGGCGTAATAACCATTTCCGTAGTTCATTTCGCTTCCTGTGTTCACTCCTGAATAGGAATGACCGCCCCCGCCTCCGATAGCATTGCCACCGTAAATACTAACACCGCCTGCGTTTTGACCGCCTCCACCGCCTCCACCGCCTCCATAAAGAAAATGGTCAGGGGGATTAGGGGTAATAACTCTAGTATCTCCCCCTGTACTTCCTTTCCCACCACTTGTACCGCCTGCTCCGCCTGCGCCAATAAAGATTTCGTATGTGCCGACAGGCATGAATACCTGTTTATATTCATTTACTCCGCCTCCGCCTCCGCCTCCGCCAAGTGAGCCACCGCCACCTCCACCGCCTGTAACAACAATGTCGCAAAAACCAGCAGATGTACAAACAAAAGTTCCACTCGCCTTGTACCACATATAACTTCTGCCTTCGTAACCATCTACAGCAAGTGTGTAATCACCTACTGTTGGTGCGCCTGTATAAGTGCCTCTCGGTGCCGTACCAGCAGTAGGTGCCCAAGCAGTACCGCTATAAATAAATAGGCTATTTACATCCTGCAAATATGTAAGCATTCCTTCAGTTGGAGAAGGAATAGCAGTAGAACGAGCAGTCGCATTGGCAAAAATTGGGATATGTGCTGTACCAGCACTAGTAGCGTAAGTGGCATTAGTAGCATTAGTAGCATTAGTGGCATTAGTGGCATTAGTGGCGCTACCAGCAGTGGTAGCGTACGTAGCAGTCCCAGCACTAACGGCAGTGGTAGCATAAGCATTATCTGTCTGTAGCCAAAAGACATTAGTTAAGTTAGTGTCATCTGACGTTACAACTATCTGGTCACCAATAGCAGGGACAGCCCATGGTGCTTTGCGCCCAATATAAGAGATTGCTACTTCAGAATCAGCGCCCAGCAATGCTGGTATTTTTACACGGATTTCTCCTGTGGTGCTATTTGAAAAGGTAACAAGTGCCCTATGTATTGGGTGTGCGCTATGCATTATTCTTCTGAGATAGGGCTATCTGACGCATTTGACATCTTTTGCAATGCGGCTTTATAAGCAATGTTTTCAAGGGTAAGGCGCTTTACTTCTTCAAGTAGGCCATTGATGAGGTCATCAGTTTGTAGTTCCATTTAAGGCTCCTTTGTTATGTGGTAAGTGTAGCAGGTGCTACCCTGCAATCTCCATAAGGGTGATGTTGCTAGGTGTATTGCCCACCTGTGTATAAACATCGCCTGAACCTGTAGAACTATTCATATCAGTCCTAAAAGTTACCGCACTTGTTGTTGCTGGTGATGCAAGAACATTTTGTGAAAAGTTGCTATAAATAACATTAGAAGCAGACATTAAAGCATAAGACCAAGTTTGCAAAACCGTATCTGACCCGCCAATAGTTTGTACGAGTCTTAAACCCAAAGTAACACCACCACCACTTGTACTTGATGTTTGTGTAAACATAACAAGAATTTTACTTGATGTTGATTTAGGTGTGATTGTTGCCGTTAACCCAGTAGAACCAAAAGTTCCATTTGATTTTCCAGTTTGGGTGCTATATGTCCCAATAACAACTTGCAACACTGTCCCGTTGGTTGGCGTAGTAGCAGAGACATACCGCCATGATGTGCCGTTCCAAATAGCCACCATGTCCGTGTCGGTCTCGTAAATCATTTGACCCTCGTAAGGAACCGTAGGGCGACTTGTAGACAGACATACGCCAGGGCGCATGCCCGTAGAAAGATTAGATACTGACATTACTTAGCCCCAGTTGAATTATTACTAATAGCCAT